CCGCTTTTGCGATTCCGCCCAGCGAACGCCTGTTGCAATCCATCTGCCTTTCCCACCGCCCTCTTTGAGTTCTGCGCAGCAGTACCGCACCAGCCGTGTCGGCGGCATGAGTTTGCGCGGAATCAAATTCCACATGGTCACATTCCCGCCGTCCGATGTGCGGTGGGTATCGATGGTGCATTTTACCCCCCCATTTTCCAGTTTGCGGAAAGTGTTTTTGACGTGATACACCGTCTCCGGCGCGTCCGCTGTCGTGAGCGAATGAAGCACCTCATACGGGATGCCCGCTTTCCCAGCCAGATGCAGAAGAACGTCTGAATCCTTGCCTCCGGAATAAGTGATAACAAGCGGCTGCTTGTACAAGCGCAGGCTCATATCCGAGGCCATCCGCAGCCGCTCAATCGCGGTTTTTTCTACGTCCATTTCATTTCCCCTCCAAATCGTACTTTGGATTTTCCGCCCACGCGATCACGCCGTCCCAATCGCCGCTTCCCTCCAATCCAAACGAATGGTTTCCCCAATCGTCGATTTCGGCGCAGCACACATCCTTGTCCACTCCCCACTCGGTTGCGACTAGGATTTCCTGTCCATCATCAGGCATAGGGCAGTCGAACATATACTCCGGGATTTCAAAATCCGAATAGCCATGCTCGGAAAATTCAGATTTTTCCGCATCCGTCAGTGGGCGTTCGTTGAGTTTATGCCACAATACCGGCTCGACAAACTCTCCCATTGTGCTGCCGTCCCGCCTCACAGCGTACTGTAGTGCCTTGTGCTTGATTAGAGACAGAAGCATTTGAATCTGAAGGTTCATGAACCACTTTCGGTTCCAAATTCTCCCGTTCCAATAGATGTTTTCTTGCAGCACCAAATCGTCCAGCGACCGAATGCAATCGCCTTTCATGTATTTGGGTTTACTCATTTCCGTTCCTCCTATTCCCTTCCGCCAAACATAGTCATTTGCTCCATGTCCGGTTCCTCTTTCTGCGCCGCCCTCCGTTTCTCAACCGGCCTGTACTCCCGTTCTGGGTTAAGAACGTCTATCGAGCAAAATTCGAAGTGTGGGCAGCGGTTCAGCCGCGTTATCTGACGGTCAGTTCGAATTTCGTCTTTTGGCTCGCACCAAATCATGTCATCATCTTGAAGAAAAGCATTTGCGCAGTAGCGGCAGTATTGCTTCATGATGAACCCCCTCACTTGAAAATGACCATTGCGGAGAAGAATTGTGACCAGCCGTATCCAGTTTTTGTAGTGCAGTGCTGATATTGGATTTCGACTTCCTCATTGTTGTAGCTCTCAAGCGCTGCATTTAACTCACGTGTAAGTTCCCTCTCATCGCTTGCAGCAAAATTTTCAACTCTCATTTTTTCTCCTTTTTGTTTAGCAGATAATCGGCGCGTAGCGCCCGCGCAAATCCGTTGTCCGGTGCCTTCCCGTTATGGCTTGGCGTTTTGTCAAGTGCCTTTCTACACAATGCTAAACATCGCTCACAGACTGCATAACCTATGACTGGTTGGTTCTTCCCGCACTTTTTGCATAGCGTCACGCCGTCCATAAGGACTTTGGGGGTAGTGCCGTTCCGCCACTTATGTTCGTTCGACGCCCGCCGTGATTTCATGGCGCATTCGCCGCACGTCCGGTATCCGGGTCGTGGAGGACGCTTCCCGCATTTTGTGCATAGACCTTCAGCAGCTCGACGTTTCGCGCGCTTCGAAACATACTCAGTTTGGTGTTCTATCCACTGTTTCTTCCTTGGGTATGTTTTCTTCACATAGTCATTGATGCAATCCGGATACGGGCAGTTAAAGCAGTCATTCTTCTTGCATTCCATGTTGTTCAACCCTTGGTATCACAGATTGGCACTTCCCTAATGGGATGCCAATCGGTTCTTTACTCCATACAGGGAATCGCATGACGGCAAGACCTCGGCTAAGTTGTTCTGGAACCACACACAAATGTGCCTGAATTTCGAGCCGTACTGTACCGTCTTCATTTTTGGACGTAGATACCCAGTCATTTGGAATGTCCCCATTCAGTTCAAATTCACACGTCGCTCCGGTCATGCGTCCGTTGAGCGAAATCGCATCTGTGTTGAACTTTGAAAAGACAAGCGCCATGAATTGGGAAGCAGCATCGCGCTTTGGAAGAGTATCGCGGCAGTTTTGAACATCTGACCACGCGAAGATTCCAGTTTTGTCCGCAAATGCTATCCTGTTCATTTCGTTGCCCCTCCATCCCACAGGAGCGGTTTTCCTTCAGCGTCGACCATCACGCAAATGCCACCGTCACCGAGCCGACGCAGATACATCACGTTTGTTTCGGTATCGACGTACACGATAAGAGCGGAATAATTGTCTTTGATGACCCGTTGAAATCGTTGCTGACTGTGTTCTACTACGGTTTCTGTTTTGGTGGCGTTCTTATCACATTCACCTGCCACCACAAACTCGACCACTAGCAATGCTATAAGCAATATCACAAGCAGACTGAGTGTCCGTGCGAAAAACTTTTCACTGAGTTTCATGCAGATTCCTCCTGGTCGTAGATCGTGCCACACCGATGAAGCTCATTCTGGTCGTATACCGTAATGTTCGTGGTAAACCGTCTGTCTGCGCAGTCACGGATGATAAACGATGGGTCAACCGCATCAAACTCAACAGAGTACCGATGTGTAGAACTCTCGACACTCAAGATGTCACCCTCGAAGATCTTCTCCCCGTTCCCGTCGACCAAACCGATATACTGTCCGACTGTTTCTGGAATGACCTCCACAGCTTTATTGAACGGCTCCCCATTGTCGATGAAGAATTTCCCTTCACACGCGCGCCCTGTGTCATTCGCGCGGCCAATCAGATAGCCATATACCCACTCACCATTGTTTACTGACTTGCCTCTGAACGTAATTTCTCGCAACTGTTTTTCCTCCCATTGTCGTTTCACACTTCTACGCATTCGTTCTCACGAATGTTGACCCGATGCCCGTTGACCTGAATCACATATCCGATTTGCTTGATGCCCGCATACCCGGCATACCGTTCCGCACGATACAGCGCCCCAACTTCCGGCCGAAACTCCGGGAACAGGTCAATCTTCTTTGTGATTTGAATGTCGCAATCCGTGTGCGGCAGCGCCCCCGGCCTTTTGGTTTCATTGCTTGATGGCATCTGGCCATGGCACCCATGCGCTACTCGCCACTTCGCTGCACACTCGCAGGAGCAAAACTTATGCTGGTATCCTTTCGGCCTGTATCTTTGCATCCGCCGCACTTTCTTTCCGCACCAGTCGCAGTTAAAAAATTCCCATGCCATATCTCACCGCCGCCTTTCCTTTGAGAAAATCTCAAATGATGTCAGCGAATCCCCTGCCTTGATCTGCCCTTTGCAGAAGATCCGCAGATACCCGCACGGCAGACAGTCTATCGACCACGCCGGCAGTGCCATCTTCCGATAATCACACGGTCCCATCCACTCTCCATGTCCGCCATGTCCTTCCAAATCTAATGTTTCTGACGCACCCGACAGCCGCACGACCGGCTCAGGCCCCACACAGCCTACAAAGTCCATCCGCCCCCATCTTTCACGTCCCAAGCTGTCCTCCATTGGAATGATGACCAGACTATCAAACGCAGGTCCTTTACTGTCAAAACGTTCCCGTTCCGGAACTTTCTCGAAATCTTCCTTGCGCATTTTTCGAATGTCCATTGCTTTATCGCCCCCTCTATTTTTCATCATACTCATGCCAACAAATGTTTTTTTACATTCTTATGTCAACCCATCCATTTACGCATAACATCCCGACGCACGCCGCTCATCAGCCAATGCACACTTGATTCATACCCATGCAATATGTGCCCCATGTCCGTAGGACACCCGATATGTTGCCGTAAGGCAACCGCGCAAATTTTATTTTTGAGGTATGCCCCATATCCGTTCCAAAATTTTAACTCAGGTTTGGAAAATACCCCCCTCCCCCCATGTCTATTCAGGCAAAAAGAAAGCGCCGGCCATAGCCGACGTCGCAAAAGCATATTCAGGCTTATATGGAATCCAGATTGTCCAACCGGTTGTACCATTCCACACTTGCATCATGGATGGGGCGATGTATCCATTCAACCATTACGCCCGCTTTTGGTGTCGTTTCGCGGAACATGGTCAGAGGGGGAAGTGCTTAGTGCGTTCTCCGATTTTGGGCGCGTCCTGGTCTTGTAAAATGGGGGGGTGGTCTTTCGTTCTGACACGTTTCTTGCATTTTTGGGCGTATGTCGTTTACATTATGCCCTATAATGTAAACGGCATCAGCCCGTTTTTGCAAGTTTATGCTATTTTTCTTGCAAGTTTCCGAACTTTTCACGGTTTTTTGTGTGACACGCCCGGTCTGCTGCGGCTTGCCGTTGGTGTGCAATGGGGCGCGGATGGAGATTTTGCCGATTGTTTCCGCCTGAACAGAGCGGAGCCGGGAACACTTTCCCCGCGCGGTTGTTGTGGCGTGCTATAAGTAACTGTTGGCCGGTGCTTGCTTGGCTTGCGTGGTGCTGCGTGGTGGTTGGCAGGGATGGGCGGCAGGGGCTGGCGGTGGGTTGGATGTTGGTGCATAGAACTATAGAATAGAGTGTAATACTCGCCCGCGCAATTAACGCACGCGCACGCACGCGACGCGCCCGCATACGCGCACGCGCGCGCGATATAATATGGAGTGACTGCGGGAGTGTGTGCGGGGCGTGTAGAGGCTGTGCGGGGCTGTTGGGGCGGTGTGGCGGCTTGTGGTGGTGCTGGTGGTTGGCTAGGGGCTGCGGGGGCCTTGGCAGGCGGTTAGGCCTGCGCAAGGTAGCGGGCGCGTATCCGATCAATGCGGCGCTGTATAGCGCTCTTGCTCATGCCAAGGGCGGCGGCGATAGCGCGGACGGTGTGCCCGGCGGCAAGTGCTCGGATGATCGCGCGGTCGATGTTGTCAGCGGCTGCGGCCTCGATGGCGGCGCGGGTGGTGGCTATGTCTTCGGGGCTGCTGATGGGGGCGGCGGTGACGCTTGGCAGGTAGTCAAGTGGCGTTTGTGTGCATTCGTCGCCGTCCGCGTCGGCGGTGTTGGTGATCTGGCAGCAGTTGGCCGCGTGGCGGTACTCGGCGCGGCTGATTACGTGCGCGGACTGGGTGCAGGCCGCAAAGAGGATGTGCGAAAGGGGGCGCGGCTCGTCGCTCTGTTCGTTGCGGGTGAGGGCGGGAGCGACGCGCGGCCATGCGTCAGCGGCTACGGTTTGCGCGTCGTCCGGGTGCTTGATCCACTCCGTATCGGCTGCGCGTCCGTTAGCCTCGGCGCGGTGCTTTACGGTCCACGCCATTTTTTGCAAGGTGGTATACTGTTCCTCGCCGCTCATGTTCTCCCACTCGCGGCGGGCTGCTGTGGCGGCTTGGGCGGCTCTGTGCGCCTCTTTCAGGCAGATGGCAAACTGCGCGCGGCTGCGCGTCTCCGGGAACTCCGCGACGGTGGCGCGGTACAGGCTCCACGCCTGCCGCATGATCTGTGATTTACTCATGGTTATGATCTCCTTTATCCGGTTTATTTGATGGGGCGGGGCCGCTTTGGTGCCCGGTGCGGCTCTGCTAGGGTGTCCGGGGCGGGGGCTGTGCCCTCAGAAGCTCGGCTGTAGCTTGATCTCCCAACGGCCGCAAATGTCGCCTGCGGCGTTTTTCTCGGCCTTTTTCAGGGCCTTTTCGATTGCTGCCGCTTTGTTGGGTGCGCTCACGGTAAATGCTTGGTGCTTGCCGCCATTATCCACGCAGCGGAAAGCGAACTTGTAGTTGCTGCTCATGCTCTCACCTCCCCGGCAACGGTGAATTCTCCGGCCCATGCGCGGATGATTGATCCGGCCTCGGTCACGGCGGTGATCCAGCCGCTGACGTTCGCGGCCTTGCGGCAGCGGATGACCTGCCCGCGTCCGGCGTTGTAGTCGATTCGCAGGCCCTCGGCGGCAGCGGCGCGGATCTCGGCGGGCGTGTGCCACTGCGGGCGGTTCGGGCTAATGTTGATCGGTAAATTTTCAAGCATCTTTCATCCCTCCGTTTCTTCCTGTTCCTTGAGATATTCGCGCTGCGCGGCCATGTATGCGGCTTTCTGGGTATCGGTGAACCGGCAGGCGCTGAAAAGTTCGTTTGTATTGGTGTAGTCTTCCACGCCGTCGCAGTTGGCGAAGCAGCTGCACACGTCAAAATCAGCCTGCCAGTTGATCGCGTATTCATGATTGAACATTTCATAAAGAAACGCGCTTTTCCAGTAGTCGAATGATTCCGCGCGTCTTGCGTCCTGCCATGCTGCCCATATGGTCGCGGTGTCCTGTCCGATCTTTAAGCGCATGGCGCAGAATTCCAAGAAGCGATTAAACAGCTCCTTGTCTTTCACCTGCTGGTACAGTTTCAAAAATTCCGTTGTCTGGTTCATGCTCTTTTATCTCCCTTCGGTTTGTTCTTGCTTCCCTTTGGCCGTCCTTTTCGTGGTAGCGGTTTATCCAGCGGCCAGTTTCTAGCCGCTCGTCTGCATATTGCTTCGTGGGATGTTTTCAATTCTTCCGCCCATTCTGTCACGGTCTGCGTCTTCCCGTTAAATGTGATTCTGTGGTTGTTTCGTTTGTTGCTGTTCTGTGTCTTTCTGTCTGCCCAGCGGCAGTTATCCGGGCAGTAGTTTCCATCATTGTCGATTCTGTCAATGCTGAGGCCGTCGGCGTATCCATTTACAAGCGCCCAGAATCGGAACGACTCAAAACTATACCGCCATTCATCACATACCGTTATCCCGCGCCCGCCGTAGTTCTTATATTCCGGTTCTTTTGGGTTCGTACATCGTTTGTTCATCGAGGCCCATACCCGATATAGGCGCTTCGGTTCGCAGCCGTGAGTTTTTAGACGCTTTGAATTTACATCGTTTTTCCAGCAGCCGCAGCTTTTTGTTTTACCGCTTTTAAGCTGGTGCGTTTCCACGTCCACGGCTGCGCCGCATTTGCAGCGGCACAGCCAATGGCCCTTGTGGTGCTTGTCCAGATGGGAAAAGCCTTCGACTGTCAATCGTCCGAACTTCTGGCCGGTTAAATCCTTGATCTCCGGCATCCTCTCGCCTCCTTAGATGATATACATTTTTTGATCAATCGTGATCGTTACGGCTTCCTGCTGCATTTCGGCTTTGATCTGCTGGGCCAGCTGCAGCACGTCGGGCAGGTGCTCGCGTAGCTGTGCGGCGGTGCAGGCCGCGAAAACGATGGTCACGGACTCCCGGACCAGTCCGGCGGTATCGCTCAACCAGTAGCCCGCGCTCTGCTGGGCCGTCGCGCCGCCGAACCAGCGGGAGAACGCGCGGGCGACGCGCTCAACCTGCGCGGCGTTGTCGGTTGGCTTGTCGGTGTCCGTGGTGCTGGGCACGTACAGGGCGACGCGCTGCGGGAGCGTGATCTGGGCGGCGTTGCTGATGATGTTGTTGATATCTTCCATTGTTGTATCCTTTCCGGCCTTTGCCTATGCCCTGCGGGGCGTTCGTTGTTTCATTTGATGGCTTTATTTTAGCACTTATTACGTGCTGCGTCTATTGACGTTTTCAACAATTATTAAGTGCCTTTTTCGTGTATTTTAGCACTTATTACGTGCCGCACTTGGTACTGTGCAGCCGCCACTTATTAAAAAAATAAATTGGCACTTGCTACGTGCCGCCGCGCGTGGTATAATTTTTACATCGACGGCGGGACAAATGCCGCCGATCCGGTAGATTAAAAAGCAAAAGGCACGGGAGGGCATCACATGGCAGTAAGTGAGCGTAAAAAGGCATCGAACAAAAAGTGGGATGTTGCAAATATTGAGCGGCTATCTATTGCAGTCCCCAGGGGCGAGCGCGACGAGATTAGAGCATCGGCAGCGGCGGCGGGTGAGAGCATCAACAAATACATCATCGCGGCCATTCGGGCGCGGATGGGCGACGCGGACGGCAGCGCAGCTCCTGCGGCCGAGATCTTCCAGGCGGCGCAGCCGGGGCAGGTGCTCGACGGGGCCGCGCTGGAGTCGGCCAAGGTGGCAGCGGCAGCAGCCGGTGAGACTTTGCCCGCATTCTTGGCGCGGGCCGTCCGGCAGGCGGCGGACGCGGACGCGCGGGAGCGCCTGCTTGCGGTAGCGTGTAAAAATGCAAGTTTGCCGTCGTCAGCAGACGCAAGCGCGGCGGCGGAATCCTGCGAGGTTCCCGCGTATGATGTCGTGGACTGGGCCGCACTGCGCGAAGCCGCCCGCGCGTCCGCTGGAATTCCAAGCCCTGAACAGACGGCTCCCGGAAATTCTGGGGACCTACCACCTGAACAGGCAGGGTTGAAAACTCCGGGAGACTGACGGTCTGAACAGGGACGCCGAAAAACTCCGGGGCTGATGGATGGGAACCGAAAAACTGAACAGAGCGCCCGGAAAACTTCGGGGTATAGCAGCGCTTGGCGAAAGCCGGGCGTTGTTTTTTTCTTTTGCGTTCTCCGAAAATTTTTTGCCGATGGCCGGGACAAATTGAAAAATCGCGTAGATATAAAGATAGAAAAAGCCGCGCACGAAGCGCGGCCAATGAAAAGGAGCGAACGAAATGATTATTGATCTGATTCTTGATCGTAAAGACGGAAAAGAGTATGTCCCCGGCGATTTTTACACCGGCGTCATGGGCTACCTCGACGTTTTCCCGGAAATCGTGATTCCGATTGCTGAGGCCATGGACTATGGCGAAGAATCCGACGTGCAGCGCGAACTTTGCGCTTACGTTGAAAACGGCGAATATAGCCGCGACATCTGCGACTATATCAAATCTGTTAAATGGCTTGAAAAGGACGCTGAGAAGCTGAATCCGATCTGCGTTGACTGCAAACGACGCGGCGCGACTTGCGACGGCACGACATGCCAAGCGTGGACGGGCTGCGTTTACCGCAAAATATGATACACCCGGCGGCGCGGTTGTGATTCACTTCCGCGCCTTTTTTATGCGCATAATTATTCACTGTTTTCGATGAACCAAGCAAACCAGAAAAACCAAGAAAACCAGAAAAACCAAGGGAAATATTGAACCGGACAAAACCAAGAAAACTGATGGAATCAGGAATCGGGAAAAACCAAAAAAACTAGCTGAATACCGAAACCAACTAAACCGAGAAAATTAGAGATTTCAGGAATTGAAAAATTTTCGCAAAAAGCTGGGACAAATCTGAAATATGTGGTAGAATATAAAATAGAACATCAGATGAAGCAAAACAAAACAAAATACGACAAAAAATTGGGGGATGAATACCATGATTGCACATCTTTACCGCATCCGTTCTGATTTCCGGAACGTTCCGGATAAAATCATAATCAAGGCCAAGGCGAAGGAAAACTACCCCGGTACTTGGCTCCACACAGAAATTGAACTGCCCGACTTTATGCAAGTTGCAGAAACGGAGTATGGTGACGGTTTTCTTTTCACGCAGGACGAAGCGATCACCACGGTTTACATTGAATCGGCGGAACGCTTGGACGGCGACGCTATCAAGGGAACCGTAAGCATTCGAAGCGGAAGCGGGCGCGTTCTTGCGCGATGTGCTGCAAAGTGGCAGTAACGGACGGTGGCAGCATGAAAAAAGCAGAAGAAATGACGGTCGAGGAGATCGTAAAGCGATATGATCTTTGCTGGCTTAATCCAGATAAAATTTGGGCGCGCATACTCCCGAACGAGCCGGCAGCGCGTGCTGAGATTATGGCGAACCTGAGAAAGCGAAAACCAGAAATTTTGGAATACTTTGCAGAACGCGATGCAGCTAAGAAACGCGCCGCGCGGGAGTATCAAGAAAAAATCGACGCAATTTCAGGACTTAAAGAAATTCGAGCCGCGTTAGCAGATCTTGAATCCTGGGACGAAGAATTCAATGCAAATATGGAACGCGGAGATTCCGGCGTTGGTCTCCGTCCACGTCCGCAGTATGACATGGATGCCATGCGCACGAAATATCCACGCGCAGCCGCATTTCTGGAAGCTGAAAAAATGTCGCATTCTCCACACTATGCGAAATCCGCCGCAGGCCGAAAAGCACTTGAGAGTATCGTCAACGGTGGAGACTACGCGCAAGCGCTAAAAGCCGCAAATGCTGAGTGGGACGCATACTTGCAAGAACACATCTGGGATTGATGGGGGGCGAGAAATCGCCCCTTATTTTTTCGATTGAGCGGGACAAATCCGAAAATGCCGTAGAAATAAAGACAGAAACAAAAACTTGCAAAGGAGCTAATTCCATGAAAAATTTTGTAGTTGTTGCGCGTTTACGCAAATCAGATCGAGGTTTTTCCGTGAATTACACTTGGCCGAGTCCCATCACTGGCGGCATGACGGAGTGGCAAGCGGATTTTGATACAAACGTCAAGGCCGTTAAATTTGCGGATGATCTAAGAGATCACGCAGAGGCGTTCGGCTTTGAGTGTTTTGTTTATGGATTCAACGGTTCTCCATTCCGCAGAAAACAAATTTTAATTATTGCATAACACGGAACGCAGCGCCGGTTTTTTCCGGCGCTTTTATTCGATTGAGCGGGACAAGCGGCCGCGTTTCGGTAGATATATAAGCAGAAGCGAATACTTGTGAAGGAGTGATTACAATGTCAAAAGCAAAAAGTCGTGCAATCCCTTATCGTGTTTATAAAAAAATGTTCGCAGACTGCAACGCCTATGACTACCACGACGGGAAGATCACGGTTGACTTCCCCGCTGATTATCTGGCCTCAAAGATGTACACGCCGGAGGGCTGGACCGCAGGATCAAACTACGTTTCAAGTCGAATTGGCCGCACGATTTCAGGGCGCGAAGTTCGGGCAGAGGTCGCGGAGCATTCGGACGGCGGCTGCAAGTATTACGACGCCGTTGTGACGGTCGGGAACACGTTCTTTGGCGGTTCTATGCGGACACGGGACTTTATACGTTCGTTCGACGCCGCCATCGCGTGGGCAGTTGAAACAGCCGAAAGTTTTTTGAAATAAGCGCACACAATTACAGCGCCGGAAGAAATTCCGGCGTTTTTTCTTTATCCAGTGCGGGACAAACGCCGATTTCCGGTAGAAATAAAGATAGAAAGACAAAACAAACGGAGGTACTTACTCATGACAAACGCAGCAATCATTCTGGATGAATCCGTTCGGTTAATGAACGATGGCATTCTTAAAGGCACGGGCCGATTCCTCGACGTGGTAAACGAGGACGGAAGCACCAAAAAACTCGAAATCCCCGAAGAAATCCACACGTTCAACGCTTGGAAGCAGCGTGGCTTCATCGTCCGCAAGGGTGAACACGCTGTCGCGTCTTTCCCAATTTGGAAGTATGTCACCCGTAAGAATACCCCTGACGAGCCGTTGGAGGCCGCAGAAGCGGAGAACGGGTTCTGCCGTATGAAACTATCCCATTTCTTTTCTGCGCGGCAGGTAGAGCCTCTGAGGGCGTGAGAGCGCAAAAAGGGGCTTCTCCCCTTTTCCTTTCCCCCTTACCCCCTTTCTTTTACCCTTTCTTTCCTAAAATATTCTTAGATGCAGAAATAAGATAATAAGAATAAGAGGGTAGATGTGTTGTAGACGTTCGTGTAGATTCTACAGTGGAGTCTACAGCAAACAGTGAATATACATCCGCGCATATACAAAAAGCCGCCCCATTTGGGACGGCTTACTTTTTGCCTTTGTGGCACATATTTTATGTGATTTTCTGGGACAAATCCGTTTTTCCGGTAGAAGTATAAGTGTAAAGAAAAAGCAAAAAACGGAGGCGCAAAAATGAAACACTATTACAAATCCAGCGGCCTGCAGATGCTCTTCACCGGCGCAGCCATCGCAGTCATGTTCATCATTATCCTGTGCGCGGACTCGCTCATCGAGTTCATTCTGTGAGGGGGCGGCATCATGCAATTCATTGCAAACTACGACGCGAAGAACATTTTCGGCTGTTTTGAAAACGTCGAGCAGCACGCCCTTGCATTTTCCAAAGAAACCGCCGCGAAACTGTTTGATTCAGGCATGAAGATCTTCCGGGGCGATGCAAGCACATTGAACGCTTTAAAGCTCTGCTTCTCGGGCGGTGTGACGGTCTGCGTATACCGCGAAATTGCGGACATTGACAACGGCGTTTTTCGCGTCCGTATCTGGGACCGTCCGAACAGCTACGACGAAAAAACCATGAGCAGGCAAGCGCTCAAAAAAATGGTGCTTTTCAAAATTTCGCAGGAATTTGCAGAGCCTGCCGAGCAGATCGCATAGGGAGGAATCACCATGAACCAGTACCGCAAAGCCTTTGAATTTTTCAGCACAGAACAGCAAGCCGCCGCATTTGTGGCGGCTCGCAAAAAGCAGCGCCGCAAGGCGCACATGACGCCGTGGCGGTCCGCCGACGGCAGAGAAAATAAGTTCATCGTCTGGTATTACATTTGATGGAGGACAAAATCATGACCGTTTACGTAGTGGTTCATCATTGGGATACGCCCGACAATGAGGGCGTGGAAGTCCTGGGCGTTTCCTCAACGGTAGAGAAAGCCCGTGCGCAGATCGTGGCCGGAGCTGGAGCCATCCGCGCGGAGTACGACGAAGATTTCTGGGACGAGGATATGTCGTGGGACGAACCCATGAGCATTCATTTCGGCCGGTGTGGGCGCGACTATCTGGAACAGGCCACGGTCTACAGCTGGGAAATCTACGAGCAGGAAGTCGAATGAAAAAGTACCGGCGCAGCGGGACAAATGCCACTGCGCCGGTAGATATATAGGTGTAGAGAAAACCAAGAAAAACAGGAGGTTCCCAAAATGAAAACCGCTGGATACTGGCCTTGCAGAAACGAGATCATCGCCGCGCACCTGTCCACCCCGCACAAATACGAGCCGTTCACGGAGCTTTTCGACGTGGACCAGCTCGACGCCATCCGCGACAAATACGGCGTGGACCTTTACCGCGAGTGCTACGCCGACGCGCTGCACGAAGTCATGGAAGCCGCAAACATCATGACACATCTTCGCGCCTTGGGCGTAGAGTGCAAGCCGTTCTTCACCCCGGACGACTGCCACGCGAATTTTATCGCCGTATTTTCCCTCGGCAACACGACCGCCCAACGTATCAACGAGATTGCCAGCAGAGCCGATCTTTGCGTTCTGTTCCAATGTCCAGTCCACTAACAAAAAAACACAAAAATGAATGCAAGTGGGACAAAACGTACTTTCCCTGTAGCAATAAAAGTGTAGAGAAAACCAAGAAAACAGGAGGTTTCATACAATGACGCAACTCGAAATTTTCCGAGAAATCGCCGCTGCCGTGAACGCAGCAGCCGGTTCCAAGAATCCCAAAATGACCATCGTAACCGAAAGTGAGTTCGGCGGTGTGTACTTTTTGCACATCAACGCACATTCCGCAGATATCAAGCCTTATGCACAATACAAAGACGCGCTGACGATCTACTTCAAAAAGCGCGGTGGCCGCTCAGTCTATGGAATGCGCGTCTATGGTACAAAGCCCGTGGCAATCTTCTCCGGATGGCAGGATACAACATGGAAGCAGCCCAAAAGCTTCCTTTGCTTTGACAAGAATATGTTCTACGGTCTGGTTGATGGATTCCCGCAGGAGCAGAAGATTGCCGAGGAATCCGAGCGCGTCCACCTGTCCGAGATTCAGCGGAAGGGTAAGGTTTACAAGGTCGTCAGCATGAACCCGGATGACCCGCAGCCGCGCATGATTGTCGAAACGTATGAAACTGCCGAAGACTTAAAAAAAGCATTTGAGACTTCCGGCGAGTTCCAAAGCACATCGTGCCGGGCAGAATTGCAGGGCGCGCCGAAGCTCAAGAACTTCTGCGGGCCGATGTACGATGGGGAGGACGATCAGGGCCGCGCTGTTATCCGGTACGAGTCGCAGGAAGTCTACGATATTTTGAGCCTCTAGGTTTTTTACGTAGGCTGGGACAAAACCGCTTTCCCCTGTAGATACATAAGTGTAAGCAAACGGCATTCCCGCCCCGGAGGTTACGAGGGCAGAAAGGACATAACATGGAAAGTCGCATCAGGATTAAGGCAACAATGCCGGAGATGTACACTTTTTTCAAGGAAGAAACAGGTGTGCGATTTATGGAAATCCACGATATGCGGTATTCGTCAGAGGAAATCGACCACATGCAGGCAGCCGAACGCAGCAAAACCGTATTCGAATGGCGTGTAATTCTTCGGCATCCCGGAGAAAAAACGGCACTCCGCGGTACATTTACGATTCCCGGCATAACGAAGAAACTGGGAAAGTTGAAAGCGGAGTGCAAAGTTTTTTGATACTGCATCCGATGAACGATTGCGGAGAACTACTCGCTCTTTTCTTTTTTATATTTTTCGGGACAAATTGAGATTTTCAGTAGATATAAAACCAAGAGGACAAAACACTACAGAACATGGAGGAAATCAAAATGTATTACATCATCAACCGCGAGACAGACAAGCTTGAACTTCACTTTTCGAAGGAAGAGTATCAGGCCATGCCGGACGAAACGAAGTCCACGATCAGAAGCAACTTCCTTTTCTCCCGCCGTGGCGGCTGCTGGGTAAGCCGCGCAAAGCGGCCGCACCTTTCCTATGTTGAGCGCATAGCAAAAGACCTTGGTGCAGAGTATCAGGGCAAGACCGGCGAAGAACTGACCTTCGAGGAAAAGATGGAGCGGCAGGCAGACCGGGCAGCGGCCAGAGCTGACCGGATGGAAGCGAGATCCGACGCGGCAGCGCAGCGCGGCGAATCCCTGCAAAAGCCCGTCGAGAATATGCGCGGCGATATCGCGTTCTTCACGCAGCCGAACATCAACACGTCCGCAGGCCGCGCGTTTACCCGGCAGCGCGAGCGCATGTTTGCCGCATTTGACCGTGGATTCGAAGAGTTCAAAAAATCCGAGTATTATGCGCAGCGGGCGGAAGTCGCACGCAGAACAGCAAATCTGGAAAATTCCAAGGATAAGGCATTCTGCGACCGCCGCGTGAAAGACGCGCAGAAGAACATCAAGGCCATCCAGAAAAATCTCGACCACTACCATGCCATGCTGGAATGCGACGGAATGGGAGAACAGCAGAAGCGCTTCGATGGTACGCCTATCGAGCGTGCAGAGATCGAGCGCTGGATCGAAGACGCAGAAGAACGTCTGGAATCCGAGCTTTCCCGCCTCTGCTATTATCAGTCCTGCATAGACGAGCTGGGCGGCGTGCAGTTCAGCAAGGAAAACATCAAGCCGGGCTATGTCGTGAAAATCAAACATTACAACGACTGCACTGTCCTGCGAACCGGCCCGAAAAACATTATCTATCGCACCCACAACGGATTCAATCTGACTGCCGCATACGCTGAGATTTTGGAGATTGTCAAAGCCGAGGAAGAGGTAAAGCCGACGCACCCGTTCAAGGTTGGCGAGGAATTCACCGTCAGCACCCTTCAGGCCGGTGCATGGGTTCCGGACACGTGGGAGGTCGTCAAAACCACGGCTGCAACTGTCACGTTGAAAAACCAGGCTACCGGTAAGACCGTAAACAAAAAGCCGCGAATCGGTTGGACGAGCAGCGGAGAGAAATGGAAGATTTCAGTCGGTGAATACTCCACAGACATCTGCAAGGACATTGAAAAGTAAAAATATCTACCGGAGGCGGGACAAAGTTCCCGCTTCCGGTAGATACAAAAGCAGAACAGAAAAACCAAGAAAACTGGGAGGTACATAAAATGGGCTGGACTTGGCAGTGTGCGAAATTCTACGATAGAAAAGGCAACATCGACCGCAAAGCAGAGTGCGACGATCTGTACACATGGAACAACGAAGAAACCGGAGACAAATGCCGCGTTTTGAAATCCGCAATGGTGGGCGCGACGTGGTACGGTGCTTGTGAGAGAAGCAGACCCGGCCAGGAACCCTACGTTTTCGCTGGCGTATGCCTGACGAGCGTAGACAGCCGCGAATACTGCAACTTTGGTTACAAGGACATGGATGAATCCATGGGGCCTTGTGAACGGGAATGCCCGGTTTCCATTCTGAATTTGCTTTCTCCGCGCAATGACGAATGGGCGTTGGAATGGCGAGAGGATTGCCGGAACAATGCGGCGCAAAAGGCTGCTGATAGGAAAAACCCGAACAGTCTGCAAAATCTCCCGCTTGGTGCGAAAATCACAGTTCAGAAGCGTGGTCAAAATATCGTGCTTGAAAAAGGAAGAATCAGCAACCGCAAGAATCCGGTATGGATTTCGTGGGCTGAGAATGTGTACTATCCGCTGTCCCACATCAAGCGGTACGGCTACACACTCTGCAATCCCGCCTAAATTTCCGAGTCATGTAGAAATTTCAGAATCCACATGTTAGAATGGGATGAGATTGGGGAGGGATGCCGATGTTCTACAAACCCGGCGAGTACCGGATAAACCAAGAAAACGAATTTATTTCCGCCTCGACTGGATTTCCGCTGAAACCCGGTGATTTGGCGGCGCTGGAGGCTTCCTGTGACGCGAATGATATTTCCCCTATCGAAACCTACGGGAAGGAAATTATCTCGCAGAACCGCGAGGTAGTCGTTGTGGACGGCCTGAAGAAACTGTACAAGTCTGCCGTTGTGCGGATTTGAATCAACTTCGTGAGGTCACGAAATTGATTGCAAGCAGGTCGCAAGTTGGTCGCAAAACTCCATTCAAATATAGGAAAATAGCACGCGAAACGCACGAAAACACACGCAAGTTGTAAGCAAGTTATACGCAAGTTACCATTTCCGCGAGGTCACGAAAATGGTTGAAAACCCAGAAAACCAGAGCTGCACGCGTTCGGACGGTTCTGGTTTTCATTGACACATTCAGTTTTTGCGGTATAATGAAGAAAAAGGGGCGCTGCCACAAGCGGTCAGCCAAGGATGTCTATGGGATTTGACCTAACCTTTATGCTGATGGCGGTCATTTCTTTTTGCAGATCTGAACAATCAAACCCGCAAATGCGATGAGTACGGCGGAGAACGAGAAGATCTCAGTCCATGTAGCCATGCGCAACACCTCCTTTATAGGAAGTGTTGCGCATGGTGACGTATTCTGATCTGATTCAGATTGGCATTCTTCTCGTAGGCATTTGCTCTCTGGTATTACAGACAAGCAAAAAGAAATGACCGCCCCAACAGCAAAGGTTCGGTCATTTCTTCTTGATCGTTCTTTAGGCTGACTGACTGTTGCAGCGCCCTTTCTTTATATTAACAGTTTGTGCGAAAAAGTCAAGTGAAAAGGAAAAATAGCAAAGGGGTTGTTCCGGTCAAATACCCCTGCTTGAAATTTCAAGCACCCCACTTATCATCCGCCCATACGGGCGGCTTTTTCTTTTGTACGCTATATGTAATTTTCGACGCTTTGCGACACGTTTCGGCCACACATGTGTGTTATCGTGTAAGTACATCAAAATTATTTTTCCAAAGGATATTTTTGCGCGGGACAAATTCGGGAGGCGGGTAGAAAGAAAGGTAGGTGCGTTCAGGAATTTCGCATTTTCATGCTCACACGATATTGCTCGGCTTCTGGTAAATACTTAAAATCAACAGTTTTGTCGTAGTTTTCTTGAACAACACGTTCAATTTCTTTGAGGCTTACACGGAAGAATTCTTTTCGTCCGTTTACCATGTTGACCCGTTTATCTGCGAAAGCATTATGAAGTGCAGTTTCCAGCCTCGGTGCATCATCAGAGAAAATCATCGCGTGAACATCGAATTTAAACGGGACGGACGCACCTCCCAATTCATCAATACGGTCCTGTGGCTCCAAGCGTCGCGTCATACCGATTTTGTAGACGTCTGCCCCAAATGCACCAATATTGGAAATCACATAAACATAACCGGCTCGCTCGTTTGCAGCTCTATAATCCACATCTTTAAGGGCTTTTTCCAAATCTTCAAGTTCCATATTAGCGGCATCAATTTTTTCCTGAATGAGTTGTTTACGCGCAACGTTTTGTTCCGCTACCATTTGTTCCCTCAATCGCTGAGTCAAGTTTTCATAGTGAATGCGTTCCTTTTCGATGCGTTTTCGCTCCGCCTCGATTTCTTTTTGCACTTTCAGCTTTTCACGTTCAATCTCGCGCTGTTCTCTTGCATATTCTTTTTCTTCCTGTTTCTTCTGCGCATATTCATGAGCCAATGAAAGCTCATTGAGCTTTAGGGTCAAATATTCCTCGCTGATCCGAATACAATTCGTTGAATTTATTTTATTTATCTTCTTAAAAATTTGTTCAATACGTTTCTTCATGCTATCATAGTTGTTAAACTTAACCTTATTTATAGCATTTTCACATTCAGTGTTGAATGCCAATAGTGCAGACTTAATATTATCGCTAGTCATTTTTCGCCCAGCAGTTAAGTTGCCGTTCACCTGCCAATTTACGGAACAAGTGGCTGCCGTTTCCGTGCGAATCATGTTTTTCTGTGCCTCGCGGCAGTCTGCTAGTGCATCTTTATAGGATTCTGACGTAGCAAACTTATAAAGCGGCCTGTATAGTCCGAATTCCTGCATCAGTTTTTCATCTTCCAACTCTACAATGTCCCGTTTGAGTTCATATTTCCTGATTTGCAAACTTTTGGATTCATCCTTATAATGTCTAATTTCTTCTTCGAGAAAAAATAACTCTGATTTCAGTTTGGGAAGTTTCTTCTTAATGTCTATGGCCTCGCCGTGCTCATCTGTAAGTATACTTTCCAATTCAGAGTTCCTGATTTTTATGGCATTAAAAGACTTTCGTAGTGAAGTCAGTGCTGCATTTATTGCAGAATTTGCACGTTTCAGGTTTATTGCAGACAGTTCGATCAGAATGGCCTTGTGTGCTAATCTCTCCAACTCGGACAACAGATGTTCATTGTCCTCCCTTGTTTTTTCGCAGGATTCAATCAGTGACTGCTTTTCTTGTTTCAGTTTGGCAATCTCTCCACTCTTTTGCTCAAGTTCCTCCCTAAACTCGCGGATACGAAACAAATCCGAAAATCCCATAACCTATTCTCCATGCAGATTAAGATGTAAATAAAAATATATTGACAGCATCATTTTATTGTGCTATTATTGTACCTGAAAGGAGGGCGCAGCATGGCACGACCGAAAGAGAACACCGAACGGATCACAGTTTTCTTTCCAGCAGAAGCACTCGAAAAAATGAAAGAGGAAGCAAAACGCCGAGGGATGACTGTAAGCGGTTACGTTCGTTTCGCTGTTCTTGAATATCTCCGTGAAAGTCGAGATAAATAAAAAATTGAGCAACCGTAGCTAAGTTTGGCGACCCACTACGATTGCTCTTGTGCCAAAACCGCAGGGGTTTTGTCTATTCAAGTATAGACGAAACGCCCTGTAAAAGTCAAGCACTTTTACAGGGATTTCTATACCCATTTTCAGAGATAGCCAGAAATGATGTTAAACTCGTTTGCCCCAATTTGGGCTCAGTCGAAACGCAGGGAGGAACAAACATTGACACTAAAAGTTACAGCAAGCAACGGAGTCGAAGTAATAGACAGCCGCGAAGTTGCAGAAATGACTGGAAAATTACACGCGCACCTCATGCGCGATATCAAAGGCTATGTCGAAATCATTGAAAATTCTAACGAATCCAAATTTGGTTCGGTTGATTTCTTCATCCCATCTACCTATACGGACAGCAAAGGTGAGACGCGCCCGCGATACCTTCTCACGCGCAAGGGATGCGACATGGTAGCGAACAAGATGACCGGTGAAAAAGGTGTTCTGTTTACTGCGGCATACGTCACAGCTTTTGAGGAAATGCAGAAGCGCTTAAAAATGTCACCCTCCCCTGCCGAGCAGTTACTTGCGCAAGCACAGCTTATGGTAGATCAGGAGCGCCGCATCGCCGCTCTTGAAACCGGCCAAACGCAGATGCGCGACACAATGAGCACGGCGTTCTCCGCACTCGCTTCCCCTACCGTCAGCCGCGATCATTGGCAAGTGGAAACAAGAAGCCGCATTCGGCAGATGTGTATGGAATTCGATCTAAACTTCCAGAAAGAAACCGGCTCGCTCTATAAGTCGCTGGAAGAATCCGCTGGATGCAACCTTGAAGTCAGAGTGAAGCATCAGCGCGAGCGCATGAAGGTCGGCGGCGCAAAATACGCAGACCGTCAGGCCGTCAACAAACTAACCGTTATCGCCCAAGATCAGCGGCTGCGGGAAATCTTCGCTGGAATCGTCCAGCGCAGATACGCGCAGCTTGTAGCTGCTAAAATGCCGAAAAATTAAGGAGGAACAAACAGCCATGTAAAAAAACATTTGCACCGGTTGTTATACTGAAAACAGAGGAAAATCCACAAGATACGATCAAAAGGAGTGTAATATTTGAACAAGTTACAAATCATCAACAAAAACGGCGTGGAAGTCGTAGACAGCCGCGAAGTCGCGGAAATGATTGGCAAAGATCATCGGCATCTCATCAGGGACATCCGAGGATATGCTGAAATTCTCGGAAAAACCATTGAGCCCAATTTTGGGCTCAATGACTTCTTCATTGAATCCAGCTACAAAGACAGCATTGGTCGAACGCTCCCGTGCTACCTTCTGACCAAAAAGGGCTGCGACATGGTAGCGAACAAGATGACCGGTGAAAAAGGTGTCCTGTTCACTGCGGCATACGTCACAGCATTCGAGGAAATGCGCGAAAAACTTTCCGCGCCCAAAGCCATGAGCACGGCGCAGCTTTTCGCCATGCAGGTGCAGATCAACTTGGAGCAGGAGCAGCGTATGAAAGCGCTGGAAGAAAAAACGCAGGCCACGCAGGAAACCGTACAGGAAGCATTTTCTGCGCTATCCTACCCTACTGTCAGCCGCGACCATTGGCAGGATGAAACGCGCCAGAAAATCCGCCGGGTCTGTTTTGAAAACGGCCTGAATTATCAGAAGTTCACCGCGCAGACCTATGACGAGCTGGAAGCGGACGCGCGTGTAAAGCTCGAAACCCGCGTGAATAACCAGCGGGAGCGAATGAAAGCAGGCGGTGCGAAGTCCGCCGAAATTCAGGCGGTAAACAAGCTGACCGTTATTGCAGCAGACCCGAAACTCCGGGCGATCTACTCAGCAATCATTCAGCGCCATTCGGCGCAGTTCTTAACCGAAAGACTTTCTAACATGTGAGAGGAGAAAATACCATGGAAAACGAATTCAGAAAACTTCTTGGAAAAGTCGACAACATGGACGAATTTGTCCGGTTCATGATGTTCTGTTTCAAACGGCTGAATCTCGGCGAAGATGTGCCGGAGATTTGGGCGGCGTGGTGCAGTGAGAAGAAGCAAGCAGTCTTTCCGAGAAACTGAGTGAAGAAGTAGTTTCTCGGTGGCTTCACAAACATCAATCGTCAGGAAAAATTCAGGAGGGGAAATCAAAATGACAAAGACAGAATGTGCTGTTTACGATCTGTTTAAGGAACTTGGCATACCCGCACATCTAAGTGGATATGCGTACATGAGTGAAGCTGTCAAGAGCGCGTATGAGGGCGAATATGGAAGCGTCACGACGGAAAGACCCGGCTGTATGTATCGAGATGTAGCTGAGAAGTTCAATACCACGGCCAGCAAGGTTGAGCGTTGTATGCGGCACTCCATTGAGTTCGCGTTCCTGAACGCAAATCCGCAGTATTTGTACAAGGTCTTCGGAAACGTCGTAGACAAGAATAAAGGCAGACCGACAAACGTCATGTTCGTTTGTCAATGTGCGAAGGAACTAGACCGGCGGATGTCGGCATAAAAAATCCCGCGTCAAGCGGGACAAACACAGATATTCGGTAGATAGCAAACTGTAGAAATACGCATAAATAGAAAGAGAAAGGACGTAAAATTCAATGAAAAGCAAAAAATCAACCGATCTGGTCTATGTGCCGGAACTCACCCCAGAAGATGTTTTCAGCCATCTGGTTAATCACCACGCAGACGTAGTCCGCGCCAGAAACGCACAGAGGGCGTACAAACGGTATTTGGAACGCAAGCGTCGCTGTATTGCTTCCATCGTGATTATCGTATCCTCGCTTGCCACGGCCGCCACGCTGCTCATCACAAGCGGTGTGCTTGCGACGGTTTGAATGGAGGTGCGCGGTTGTACACGTTGTACGACAACTATTCCGACTTCCCCGCTCTGATTGGCACATTTGAGAGTGTCGATCAGGCGCGGGAGGCCGCGCGGAAGCGAGACGAAGCGACGGGCGGGAAGTTCTTTCCGAGGCTCGTCAAAGATGGAAAGGTCATTCAAGATTGGGGGTATTGAGGAATGACATATGCGACACTTTCAACCATCGCTTCTCTGCTTGAGAAAGAGAAGAACATCCGTGAAAAGGAATGCGAGCTCCTGCGTGAAAAGCTGAATTCTGCGCGTGACAAAGCGGACTTTTCTCCGGAAGATAGCGAGCTTTCTCGTGAAGTAGAGTTTACCAAAGCCTTATACGAAAAGGCCAGAAAAGGGCTTCTCAACCATGAACGCGCTTGTGAGGACTTTCTTGAGCATGATTTCCGATAGGAAATTTATCAGAATGTGCCGTAAAACCCCTGCCTTTAGGCATGGGGATACAAGACGCTTTAACTGATGCCTAAAATTTTGTTTTGGCCGAGAAAACATCAATGTAGTGTGAAAGGTGGTGCTTTTGTGGAACGCAGTTACAAATTCCGAATCTACCCAAATGTGAAGCAGTCGGTTCGAATTCAACGTACTTTTTGGTGCTGCCGTTTCATCTACAACCACTATCTTGCGGCACGCATTGAGTCCTATGAGGCGAACCGAACGACGTTCGGCTATAACGCCTGTTCCGCTGATATGACGGTTTTGAAAAAGTCACTTCCATGGCTCACCGAAGTAGACTCCACTGCGCTTCAATCCTCGCTGAAAGACTTGGATACCGCCTATCAGAACTTCTTTCGTCGAGTGAAATCTGGCGAAAAGCCGGGATTCCCACGATTCAAGAGCAAGCGCGATTACCGCAAAAGCTACAAGAGCAAAGCCATGGGCTCGAACATCAAGGTCTTGGACGGCGCGGTTCAACTGCCGAAACTCGGCAAAGTCAAGTGCCGCATCAGCCGAAAGGTTGAGGGAAGAATCCTCTCCGCGACGGTATCGCAAAACCCAAGCGGCAAATATTTCGTATCACTCTGCTGCACTGACGTTGAAATCGAGCCATTGCCGAAGACCGGTGCTGTGATTGGCGTTGATATGGGACTGAAAGCGTTCGCAATCACGTCCGATGGAATAGAATATCCAAATCCACGTTATCTAGCCAAAAACCAGAAGAAACTTGCCCGATTGCAACGGCAGCTCTCCCGAAAGCCAAAGGGGAGCAACCGGCGCGAGAAAGCGAGGATTCAGGTGGCACGGTTGCATGAGCACATCGCAAATCAGCGTGGGGACATGATGCACAAGGTGTCAACGCAGCTCATTCGAGAAAATGATGTGATCTGCATCGAGGACTTAGCGCCAAAGAACATGGTCAAGAACCATCGCCTTGCGAAGTCTATCAACGACGCAGCGTGGGGCGAGTTTCGACGGCAGTTAGAATACAAAGCCGCGTGGTATGAAAAGAAGGTCATGCCGATAGACCGGTTCTTCCCTTCTAGCCAGCTGTGCTCCTGCTGCGGGTATCGGAATACCGATACGAAGAATCTGGCGGTGCGGGATTGGACGTGTCCTGAATGTGGGACGCACCATGACCGGGATATAAACGCAGCAAAGAACATTTTAAACGAAGGAATGCGCCTGCTGGCGTAGAAAGGAATCCTTATGGAGAACAAAAATAGGGCGGGACACGCCCAAATTAACGCTCGTGGAGATTGCGTAGACCTCGCAGATGCAGGCAGCGGTCGTAGAAGCGAGAATCCCCCGGCTTTAGCCGTGGGGAGTGTCAAGACCGCAGAGGAATTGAAAGAATTTGTCCATCATGACTACGGGTACAAATCCGTTCAGGAGGCAGACTGACATGACCTTTAGAGATTTCTGTACAGGCTTCCGCGATTACTGGCCGAACTTCGTTGCAAAGCACTGGAACTTCTCACAGTGCAGAAACGGATACAGTGCCGGGTACACGCCGAAATATCCAGAAAAGACAGCAGCGGATTTCGACGTATTTTATAACACTTGCGACGGCTCATGGACACTCTACGCTGAAACAGCGTGCGTCCCGATTATAAGAAGGTTTGAATCCTTCGACAAACTTGCGAAGCAGGCTTGTGAACCCGCAAAATGCCCGTAAGTTCCCGCAAGATACCCGCAAAAAGCGTAGATTTTCCGGGACAAAACCAGAATCCCGGTAGAACATTAAATGTAAGCAATCACACAAACAACAATTATTTTATGGAGGTAAAAACAATGGCAAAGGCAACTAAGGAAGCACAGGAGACCAAGGCGATCAGACGGTACATCAAGCTCACGTTCATTGAGCCGGTGCTGGGCACCTGGCCGAGCAACGAGAATGTGGCGCGTGACTTCATCGCGTCCAAGTCTCCGGACGCAAACACAATCGAAGATGAGGTTGCAGCGATTGGTGCGGAAGCTGTGGCTGATAAGGCAATGACGGTATTCCCCCGTGTCGATGGCAAGCCCGTATTCTGGGATTACCAGATTAAAGGCTTTTTCAAAGACACTTGCAGCGCCCTCGCCCGTGCCAAGTACACAAAGTCCAGCGGCCTGAAAGCATTCAAGAAGGTCATCGACGGTATGATCTTCCCCTTCCCCCGCGCAATTTCCATCAACGTCAACGGAGAAATTGGCGAATGCCAGCGGCCGCTCCGTGCGCAGACTGCGCAGGGTGAGCGCGTGAGCCTCGCAAACTCCGAGGAAATCCCGGCTGGAAGCTCGATTCAGTTCGGCGTAACACTCGCAGACCCGGCGCACGAAGCACTGCTGATGGAGTGGCTGGACAATGGATTCTTCCGTGGTCTCGGTCAGTGGCGTAACTCTGGCAAGGGCCGATTCGTCTACAAGATGCTCGACGAGGAAGGCAACAACCTCGGCGGCACGGCAGAGAAATTCGGTTACATGATGCAGGAGGCGAACTTCTTCCCGGAGGAAAAGGCGGGCTGATAGGCCCGCCGAACGGGGCGAAGGAAATGCGTTGTTTGGCGCGGCCTTGATTGGCATCGCAAAGGACCAGCACTGACCAGAAATGCTCAGCACAGCAAAGGATAAGCGAAGTGATGCGACGCCAGGTGGGGTGGGGCTAGGCATAGCAGCGGAGAGGTGGAGCGCCGCACAGTCAAGAACTGCATAGGGCAGGCTGAGTTCAGTTTTGGAACCAGAAGAACAGCAGAGGCTTTGCGGGGCGATGCGTATCTCGGCAACGCAATGGCTTGGTGGAGTGACGCAATGCGCAGCGGAGGCGAGGCAAAGTACGGTCAGGCAAGGCAAAGGCAAGGAAAGGCGGCGCCGAGCTCCGTGTTGCGCAGCAAAGAAATGGCGAGGTATTGAGAAACAGTGACACGCGATGGCTGGGCATCGGAACGAGTCGCCTCGATGCGCCCGGAAAAGCAACGGCACGGTTGGGTTAAGCAATGCGTAGCGGAGGCAAGGCAAAGTACGGTTGTGCTAGGTATAGCAAAGGAATGGCGAGGCGTATCTCGGCAGCGCAATGGATCAGCAAAGAGTTGAAAAGTATAGCAGTGGCGGAGAAGAGGCAAGCAATGTTCAGCAAAGCATCGGCGGGGCGTTGCGCAGAGGGGCACGGCAAAGGAATGGCAAAGTAAAGAGTCGCCGCGCACAGAAACGCAAGGGCGGAGGAATGAGAGGCGAAGCATTGTTTGGCAATGGCATTGAGATGAATCGAAGCGCGATGGACTGGCATGGAACCGCGCACAGAAACGCAAGGGCGATGCGGGGGTTGGTGACGGGAAGCAAAGGACTTGCTCAGCCTCGCACTGCCCGGCAATGGAACAGCAAAGAAATGCGCTGGTCAGCAGCGGAAACGCGAAGCGCTGTCTTGCGTTGGAATGGAATGGAATTGAGTGGCACGGCATGGCACTGCAACGGAAGTGTATCGACCTGATAATCATAGCGACGGCAAAGGATAGTTGAGAACACCGTTGAAAAGCAATGGAAGTGTATCGAGCAGTCAAGAAGAGCGGTGGATTAGTTGAGCAACGGGTAGCCATGGAACAGCGGTTCGGAGTTTAGTAGAGCTAGGGAAAGGCAAGGTGCGGTCTGGCCATGGAATGCAATGGCAAAGCGCGGTGACGGTGGGAACAGCAACGGTGAAGTACGTCAATGCTTCGAAAGGCCAGGGTATAGCATCGATTTGATCTGCAACGGCTGGGCGGTGATACGGATTGAGTCGCTACGCGGTGAAACGGCATGGCAAGTCATGGAAGTGTTTTGAGTTGTGCAGCATTGAAGTGGTGCAGGTTGGCTACGTCAAGCAGCGAAATGCAAAGGAAACGCGCTGCGGGGAAGGGCATGGCAAAGCAAAGGAAATGCGCTGCGGGGAAGGGCGGGGCAAAGCAAAGGAATAGCATAACAAAGAAATGCAGAGCAAAGCAAAGGAGAGACAGGTTGACATAAGAATGTAAAAAAACATTTGCCTCTAGGAGTATAATGAAAAATGTAAGGAGGATTTCATATGGGATTTCCAAGCGCCTATGAAAAATTCCGGTCAGCAATGATTGCATACGAAGAAAACCTTCGAGCGATAGGCCGTTCTGAAACAACAATCAAAAACGAAGAGTTTGTGTTCAAACTGTTTTCCGATTTCATGTTGGAAAACAAATTGTGGGACAGACGAGAAGAAAGCTTCACGGACATTCAAGCATGGCGAGATCAGCTGCGTAGGGATGGCAAGAAGCCGACTACAATCAGGCAATACCTGACGGTTCTTTCCGCACTCTACAATTTCGCTTCATCTGACGAATTGGGAGAAAACCGATGGTATGACAGAAACCCAGTTTCAAAACTCCTGATGCCAGACACAAGGAAATTGGAGAAACGCCCGTATGACCAGCTTCTGACCGACGAACAGGTTTTGCTGCTCTGGAGGAATAATCCGCCGAAAGGACTCAAGCGTCCATATCTCTGGCCGAGAAACTACGCCATTGTTATTTTGCTTCTGACAACAGAAATCAGGAACAGTGAACTTCTGGCACTAACTCCGAACGATCTGGATTGGGAAAACGCAGAGTTGACCGTCGAACACGGAAAAGGAGACAAATTCCGTCAAGTGGACTTTCCTATCATCGCCCAGACTGCCATCCGTATGTATCTGAACAGCGGAATCCGGCCAGTGACTGTCGATAGCACAGATCCGCTTTTTGGGACAGAAGCAACATTCGAATTCAAAGGTGACAACAAAGGTGAAGAATGGCACGCAGGGACTCGGCAATGGCTGTCAGACATCGTTCGGAGGCATGTAAAGGCTGTCACTGGTGTAGACATGATTCGTTCCCACGATCTGCGGCATGTCGGAGCAAGGCTCGATCTGAACAGTGGAATGACCTTTGAGGAACTGCAAGCAAAGCTTGGGCACGAGTCGGTGTCTACGACGCAAGTTTATTCTGGAAAACTGACAAGTCGAAAAAACAGACGCTTAACAAAAGTAGTGCAGGAGGAAAAAGAACGTCAGGCGCGTAGAAACATTGACAAATTGGAGGCTGCCGGCGATGATTTTTTCGGAACACTCCGGTTGAAACAAATACCACAGCCGGGAATAGCGTGATAAAAACCAAGAAAACTAAAGACTCTGGGAGCAAGAATGTCGGGAAGAAAAACCAAGAAAACTAGAGTTATCCGGGTTTGAAACAAACCCGGATACATGGTGGAACAATGGCGCACTGATTGGTTCATAGTCCACTCGGTATCGGTTCAAATCCGATTTCCACCACAATGCCGCAGTTTTTTCGATTTTTCTGCGGCACGGCATATGGCCTCCTTTCTAATGAAGAAAAGCGTCACCCATGTAAGCGCAGGCGCTCGCCGGGACATGTTAGAGATTCCGGTGCTCTGATTTGAGAAGATCAGCTGTGGGTTTCGGCTAAGAGCGCACCCGTAACCGTGTAAAACGGGGTGCAATACCCAGCATTGGTGTAGCGGTAGCACATCAGTCTTCCAAACTGAGAGCGCGAGTTCGAGTCTCGTATGCTGGTCCATGCGGTAGAGTGTAGCGCAAAGAAATTTCACAAGAAGTAGCGAGGATAGGCCGTCCACCGGATTTGCAACCGGTGTGCCCGAAAAATTACGCTCGCTGAAGGTAGCTATGGACTGTATTATTTCTTCGGTCATGCGCGGCCGAGCACTCTATCGCAACCACATGGGTATTGCGGCGGACCCAGGGAAAGTGTTGAGGTTCCAAAGGCTTGGTGAAACGATATATCCGGCCATCCGCTCGGCCTGTAGGTAGTGCAAGTACGACAGGGCGCAGAATTACAGTAGCTGGCTCCGGCCTAATGTGTAGAAAAACGGATGCGACCGATGCACCGGCGCAGGGCTGAAAAGTTCCGTGGTCAATCCCTCTTGGCTTCCAGACGGTTCGCTGTGAGGCGTGAAAGATGGAAGAAAAACTGGTGTGGCGACGCAGACCAACGGCGCAATGCCGCGTCTAGGCGTTGAGTAATGGCGGCTCTGGGGCCAAGAGTGGATGACTGTGAAAAATGAGGGAAGTGAGTAAAAACGATGGGCGAAAACGATACCGCGTACTGCATCAGGTGCGGTAAAACGACAGATTATTCGATAAAGCTTCAGCGCGTGAGAGTGAATGTTTGTGGGGTGCGTTTCAGCTATATTGAGAAGGCCACCTGCTGCACGAACTGTGGAGAAAGCGTCTACATCTCGGAAGTCGAAGATCAGAATGTTGATGCCAGAACGCTCGAATTCAACAAAGCGAGGGAAAAACTCAGACACAAGATAGATTCAAATGGAGGTAAAACATGAGTCTTGATATTCGTTACTTAACCAACGGCACAAAAAACGTCTACGTTGTTGTAGACAGTGCATCGCGCCCGGTTTCTGTCAACTACTACGACACGCGGGATGAGATTCCGGTTCAGATTCGGCACTATGCGCCGGAAGGAAATCCGATGTTCGTCGGGCCTGACGGAGCGCGGCTCTTTTTCGCAATGAAGGTGCTGTATCCAGAGCTGATGTGCGAATACTGCGGAAAGCCCGGATACTCAGGTGCTGTTTGCATATTTGAATCGTGCGTCGAGCCGTGGAAAACGTGCAAGTACAGGTACACAGCAGGAAAGTATTAAGTACATCCGGCAGATGAATTCGAGCGGCCTCGGAGCCTGTCTTGAAAACAGTGCGCGGCGAAAGCCGTGGGGATCGACACCTCCATCTGCCGCCAATGTGGAGCCGTAGCGCAGTTGGTAGCGCGCCTGATTTGGGATCAGGAGGCCACCAGTTCGAGTCTGGTCGGTTCCACCAGTTGCCTGGTCGCTCCAGGCTGATGTGGGCGGTTCCCGTCTCACCCCACAAAGAATGACAATGCCCGCTGAAAACTGCACGGTAGGTGGATCGAGGTTCAAAAGAACGTAGAGCCCACAACGTAATGGTTCTGTTGAGGATGCCCGTGATGTGACAATCTAAGCGAGAAGACGGCCAAAAAGGAAAGGAGAACGCTGGTGTTTGACTACAATCCAAGTAAAAAGAAAGCCGCAGAAGAACTGGACAAATACGACTTCACAAAGCTCCTGAAACAGTGCTGCAAAATCGGATGGCGCGACCCGCTTTCGATTGGACTAAAGGGAATTGTCGGGAGGTATCCAGAACTTGAAGACTCGGTGAGGCAGATAGGCCCAGACGACCTCGTTCACTATCTTATGGCAAAATACCCTGTCTTTTTCAGGCCAAATGTATCGGTGGAGATGTATTTTCTTTAGAATTGTATACGGATGCGTGGCCGAATGGAAAGGCAGCAAGGGTATGCGGTGCAGGAAAGCGCGACACACATTTCCATGGAAATCATAAAAAATATGCAAGGAGAGATAATGGAGTACAGTTATAAATTCCGAATATATCCTTCGTATTCCCAAACCTGTCTGATTCAACAGATATTCGGATGTTGTCGATTCATTTGGAATTACTATCTCAGCATGAGGAAAAACGCATATGAACAAGATTCCAAGACGATGAACTATTGTGAATGTTCTGCGGATATGACGCAACTAAAAAAGTTTCTTCCGTGGCTTCGAGTGGCCGATTCTACAGCGCTCCAATCATCGCTGAAGGATTTGGATGACGCATATCAGAATTTTTTTCGCCGCGTCAAGAATGGAATGCCACCCGGATTTCCGCGATTTAAGAGCAAACGTGAGCATAGGCAGAGTTATAAATCAAAAGGCGGTATAAAAGTTTTTGAAGATGCCGTCCAGCTTCCGAAACTGGGGCGTGTCAAATGTCGGGTTTCAAAAGAAGTCAAAGGCCGCATCCTATCAGCTACGGTATCGCAGAATCCCAGTGGAAAATACTTCGTATCGCTCTGCTGCACTGATGTTGAGATTGAGCCGTTGCCGAAGACCGGCGGTGTCATCGGCGTTGATATGGGCCTGAAAGCATTCGCAATCACGTCCGATGGAATAGAATATCCAAATCCACGTTATCTAGCCAAGAACCAGAAGAAACTTGCAAAACTCCAACGGCAACTCTCCCGAAAAACAAAGGGGAGTAACCGGCGCGAGAAAGCGAGGATTCAGGTGGCACGGGTACATGAGCATATCGCAAACCAGCGCAGCGACATGATGCACAAACTGTCAACGCAGTTTATCCGCGAGAACGACGTGGTCATTATTGAAGACTTAGCACCGGAGAACATGGTCAAGAACCATCGTCTTGCGAAGTCTATCAACGACGCATCTTGGGGTGAGTTCAGGCGGCAGCTAGCGTACAAGGCCGCGTGGTATGGAAAGAAAGTCATAGCGATAGACCGGTTCTTCCCATCCAGTCAGCTATGTTCCTGCTGCGGGTATCGGAATACCAGCACAAAGAATCTGGCGGTGCGGGATTGGACGTGCCCTGAATGTGGGACACACCATGACCGGGACATCAACGCAGCAAAGAACATTTTGAGTGAGGGCTTGCGCCTACTGGCCTAGCCTAAACACGCGGTAGGGCGGGACACGCCCGAACCTATACGCTCGTGGAGACCATGTAAGACGCAACTACGGCGCAACGGTCGCTGAACCGAGAATCCCCTGTTTTTCCACGGGAAGTGTCAATGGGGTTGAAGCAGCCACCTCGGACAAGAACAAAGCTCGTCGCATACTGCCTGCACCATGCGGGGTTCAAATCCCCGCCGCATCCACAAAAGCGCCCTTTTGTGGGAGTCGTGGCGCTTTCTACAAATAAAGTTCAACCCTCTGCAGCCACTGCATCAGTGTGGCAACACGCGGCATTTGGTAAAGGGCAGCGACGAGCAACTGATCCGAGGCAGTTCGATTCTGCCGAGCCGCGCCAGCGAAGTCTGCAAATCTGCATGGTTAGTATCATATGCTACGGCCGATGTAGAGAAAACGCCGTTATAATGACGCAGATAAGGCGCTTCGCACCATGCCCGCCATCGGATGACTTCCCCCGATGGAATGAAACCTCCGCATCTGGCAGCGGTGTCGTCGGGTTGATATAGCCGATAGCGAAGTTTGGGAGTAAACAAGCGAAATGGGAACTCCCCACTCAGATCGTCCATCATGAGGATAACAAGGTGGAGACTTTAAGGAATCATCAAATCATGCTTTAAGCGGAAATGCCGCTTACTCGACCGGGGCCTGCTCTGGTCAAGGTTACAGGTTGGTTCGGCGGGACGCCGCTGCATGAGCCTGCATACAGGGGTATCGCCAAGCGGTCTAAGGCATGGGACTTTGACTCCCATATTCGCAGGTTCAAATCCTGCTACCCCTGCCATAGCCGCCCGTTGGGGTTCTCCGCGCGACTACATTTAACATGGGGAAAAATACGGCTATCCATTCATGCACGCAATAGCGTGATCGTGAAGTGTAGCGGCCCCGGCTAAAGACGCTGACCCACAGCGTCCAAGGAGAACGAGGCATAAACGCAGCTATATGGGCCAGAAAGCGGGATAGTAGCCACGCTGCAAAATATGATGGTGCTACGCAGTGATCTTAGATGAAAATCTTTTGAATGACCATACCAGCTGTAGTTAAATGGAGTTTGATGAACAGCCATCATATCACCTGCGCTTGATGCGTGGGCTACCGAAACTAACAGAATATAGTGGTGAAAACCCACCGGGGCAAGGTAACACTTGTGCCGACAGCGCAGTAAAAGCCGTTTGCGTGTTTCGGTCCGAAAAGGTAAAGGTCAAGCGGATATAGACCTTCGTGGAGACGGCACAAGTCCATTTTGGAACGTCCCGTTCAGCTTGCCGGGAAAGACTCACTAGTGGTCTAACCGGATGAATCCGCAAAAGTTCGTAATGCTTGGGGCGAACCGAAATCCGCCAAGCTAGGCAGCACCTTTGGGGACGCTTTCAGGACTGCTGATAAACAAGCGCCGGTGTGCAATCACCTGATTTGCCGTTGGTTTGCGCGCAAAACCTCACGTCCGGTACGTTAAGCCGGTCATAGATGGGCCGTTAGCTCAACGGTAGAGCAAGCCGCTCATAACGGCTCGGTCGTAGGCTCGACACCTACACGGCCCACCATTCATTCTTGAGAAAGGAGGATTACACATGAACAAGGAAGAACTCGTTCAGGCGGTTTCCAGCATTACCAGTATGCCGAAGAACGCCAGCCTTGAAGCTGTCGATGCTGTTTTTGAAGCGATTGAAGAATCTCTTATTGCGCACGAAGATGTCACTATCGCAGGCTTCGGTAAGTTTGTTGCGAAGTACCAGAAGGCCAGAGATGCGCGGAATCCGAAGACCGGTGAAAACATCAAGGTTCCAGCCCGTTTTTCGGTAAAATTCTCGCCGAGCAGCATTCTGAAAAACGCAGTTGCGAAGTAATTCATGGGGCTTCACAGCCCCTATACATATTGAAAAATACAGAAAGGATACACTTCTATGCAGGATGTAAGAATCCATCGGGGCGACATTTTCTGGGTTCGGCAGGACTATGCTGCTGTCGGATCAGAAGCGAGAAAGAATCGCCCAGCAATCATCGTCAGCAACGATAAGAACAATACATATTCCGAAACTGTAGAAATAGTTTATTTAACAACTGCCGAGAAAAAGCCGATGCCTACACACGTTTCCATTGAAACGATGGGCAAGCAGTCTACTGCGCTTTGCGAGGCTATCTACACAGTTGACAAGGAACGTCTGGAGAACTACTACTGTACGTTGACAGCTGATGAAATGAAACTTGTCGACCAGGCTGTTCTTGTTTCCCTAGGGCTTACCGTCCACCCTACCTGCACCGTAGATGTATCTCAATCGTTGGAACCAGAAAAGGTACGTGTTCCGCTCAACGAGCCATTCGGATTAGAAGACGCATATCGTGTGATTCAGAAGGAACGCGATACGCTGTTTGCACAGAAAGAAATCTATGAGAAGATCTGCGCCGCTGCGCTGCCGCGTTGGCCGAAGGATATTGAGGTGGGATAATGATCTACCTTGACCATGCTGCTACTTCGCCCCCACTTCAATGTGCGAAGGTAGCCTTTAATGCAGCATCAACGGCAGTGTGGGGGAATCCGAACTCGCTGCACTCCTTCGGGCAGGACGCCAGAAATGCGTTGGAAGCTTCCCGTGAAGCTGTAGCGCAGTGCTTAAAGTGCAACTCAGATCAAGTGTTCTTTGTTTCATCCGCGACGGAGGCTTGCAGAATCGCGATTGAAATTATGCTTGGCAAATGCCGTGGAGTTACTGCAAGTCTCGTAGAGCATTCGGCTGTATCAAGCATTACCGATCACATACTTATCAGTCGTACAAGCAATGAGTTTCACGGTTTCGCTCATATCTGCACCAACAACGAAACCGGTGAAATCTATGATTTAAGAAGTATCTTTTCAGGGGATGATTTGACGTTCTCCGACTGTACCGCAGCCATGGGGAAGCAAAAAATCAACTTCCGTGAAAGCGGAATAGACTTCATTTGCGGAGGTGGTCACAAGTTTGGTGCTCCGATTGGAATCGGCGTGTTGATCGCGCGAAATCCGGAAGCAATCACAACGAATTTCCATTTTGGAACGCCTTCTGCTCCACTCGCAGCCGCATTTGCAGAAGCGTTAGTGTTCAGGACAGACCATATAGAAGAGTTCAAAAATGCAGCAGCCACCTTGCATGACCGCCTGATTGATGGTATCATGAACGAAGTACCGGACGCACAGCTTAATGGGCTGCTTTACAAGGGAAATGAAATCATGCAATCTCCGTACATTACAAACGTTTCCTTCCCGAACATCGAGAACCACGCACTTGTCCTGCGTCTTGCGGCTGACGGATTGATGGTTTCATCCGGTGCAGCGTGTTCTAGCGGAGATAACGCCCCGTCCCGTGTGCTTCTCGCTTCCGGATATTCTGAGGAACGCGCACGTTCCGCCATCCGGTTCAGCTTCGATTACAAACTCGGCCCGAATGCAAATGATATGGGCTATAACTGCGGGCTGAACCTCGAACGATATATCGAAATCGTTGATGACGCAGTAAAAATCGTGGCGCGGAATGTGCGGGAGTTAAAAAAACTTTTCCCAAAGCGGGACAAAACGTGAAATATCGGTAGAAACACAATCAGAAGCCCATCATGGGCAAATCAAAAATTATAGGAGGCAAACACAATGGCAATGGATATTCAGGATATGGTGGCTGCAATGGCAGAGAAGAATGAGGCATTCCGTGGAAACGAGATGGTTCCTGAGAAGGTCGAGGTATACAACAAACTCAAGGAACACGCGGCAGCGATTTCCAAGGCAATGCGTACCCCGTGGCACGCGGATGATTTGGAGCTGCGTGAGCAGAATACGTTCGTCTACGTTGACTTCCCTCTCCCAGTCAGTATTCTCAATGACAGCATCCGCAATCGCATTTCAGAAATGTACAAGCTGGCAGATATGGTGACGCTCGCCGATGTCAACTGTCGGCTCCGCATGACCTTCACGGTCGCAAATGTTTGGAAGGAATGAGTGTATGGACGGAAAACTCCGCACGAACGTTGTCAAGAACCGCTACACATTCCTCGTTGTGTACGATGACAAAGATAATGAAGAACTCACGGTCGAGGCCGAAAGTGTAGGTGCAGCAGCGTTAATGTTGCCGCATCGTCGGAGAGGCGCAGTGCTTTTGAACAGCACGCCATTGGAAGTAGAGGGCAATAAACACAGAATAATCTTCGATTCAGGTGAAGACGGCATCATGTATTTTGATGAAGATCACGACTAATATGCAAAGAACCGAGGGAGTCAATTATCCCTCGGTTCTCTTTTCCTCAGAAGCAGAATGCGAAGCTTACGCCGAGGCTGCTTGAGGCATTGGACGCGCCCGCCTGGCCGTTATCTCTGACTCTGCAAAACATACCGCCGCTGGCTGATGACCGTTCCCACCAGAATTCGTCAACGCCTTCTCTCTTCTTGATCTTCGGGTTGCCCGCCTTGTAATAGTCGTATTGGATTCCTTCTCCGGGTACAGAAGAATGATTCGTCCCAAAAACCTCCACCTCGCTAAGCAGGAACAGCGTGTCCGATACTGTCTCAATCGTCGTGCTGTTGCCCCCCTCAGATGTCTTCTTGTTTACCGCGTGGATGCCGTTCTTCACCTCCGCCGGCATCAACGCCAGAATCGCAGGCAGATAGGTCAGGCGCATATCGGTGTTCTTCCAGCCGAGACCGCTCAGGTCGGTGCTGTACATCTGCTTCGCTTCGCTGTAACAATCATGCAGTTGGAATGTCAGTGGAGCCGTACCTGAGCCGTCCGTATAGACATCATGATTTTTGCCGATGATATCGATCTGATAATTCGTACCGTTGATCGCCATGGGCTTGCTGTCACCCACGACCCAGGTATCCGGAACGAATCCGCCATGACAGGCCGTGATGATTGTCTCCCAGCTGTTTGCCGCAAACGTGTCTTTGAGCTCGGCCAAAGGCAGCTTCATGCTCTGCGTGCCGATGTTGACCGTTTGGGTCTTTGTGATGCCGTTCAGCGAAGCGCTGACGCTCCACTCACCTGGTTCGTAGAGTGTTAATGTGCAACTACCGTTGGTGTCTGCCGTCCCGGAAACTGTCGTTGTGCCTTTTGATGCTGAAACAGATGCCCCCGCGCTCGTTTCCACTGCGATTTGATATACTCCGCCAGATGAGTCAGGTATTTCGATGGCTTTTCCACCGACCGAAACCACTTCCCCTCCAACTGTCAATAATCTCATGGTTATTCATTCCTCCATCAATTTGATGCCGCCCATACACCATTGACGACTTTCAACGTTTTTCCATTGTCTGATGCGGTAACTGGGACAGCCGGCATATAGTCCGTCCCCGGAATCGCCGCAGCAAGTGCAGTCGGATTTCCATCTGCGTCAACAGCAGTCACTTTAAGCAATGAACCTGCTGTCATTGCCTTTTGAATGTTGATATAGTTTCCTGTCACAGTGTCTTCCAGAAGCAGAACTTCATCAGTCGCAGGAACATCAATGTTCAATCTTGCCTGTTGTTGTTGTGCGCTTGTAAGGCTCTGCGCAGTGTATTTGAGGTCATGGAGCATGACTTCTCCGGTTTCTCCGTTCACAGAAGCAACGGGGTACGGAGGGGGATTTCCATTGCCGTACAAACTGAGTTCTGCGGAAGTCTTATTTCCTTCAAGCGTAACGCCGTTTACCTGTGGCCTGTTTTGCAATCCATCGTAGTCCGTTGTACCGCTTCCGGAGTATTCCACGAGAGCACCTTCTAGGGTTCCAGCAGCTTGAATATTTCCGGTTCCATCGCCTTCCAGAATCCCATCGACCATGATTTTCTGCTGCTTCTCTGCAAGCTGAGTTGGGGTTACGTAGGAACCAGACAAGACAACTGCACCCGTCTTCCCATCAACAGAGGTAACAGGCGCGCTCTGAAGATAATCTGTTCCGGGAACAGCGGCTGTTACACCGCCGTTCCCGTCCCCTTTCAGAAGCCCAACTGCTTCAATCGCGTCTTGTTTTCCAGAAAGTTCATCAGCAGAAATTGCGCCGATGTTTTTTCTTGCCTGCGATTGTTGTGCCGCGCTCAGTATTTGTGCGACATAGAGAACGGCGTTTTCGGCGCTGCCACCTCCGCCGCCAGATGATGGGCTTCCGCCAAGAATGCTCAATGAACCATTTCCACAAATGACGGCGTTTGTCATGCTGGAACCAAACACAAACACAGTGACTTGAGTCCCAATCGCAGCGTTTTCCATACTGCTCACATACGGGAGCGCAATTTCCCCATCGAACGGACGTTGCACCGTGATTTTTCCATCCAGTGCCGGTTTTGTAACTTGAGCGCGGAAGTACCACACATTGGAACGTGTCAGTTCTTCAATTTTAGGTTTGAAATACTCCCATAGTCTGTCCGCAAACCGTTTCATTTCCTGATTTTCGTCCATTGTGTGTTCCCTCCGCTATCACAGTTTCCTGACGTATTTTTTGCTGACGTATCCTTCTTTTCCGCTGGCTGTTCGCACATAATACCAGTTCTTCGTCTGATACCCATACCATGTGACCAGTTCACCAAACTTGAGTACGAATCGGATTTCGCTGTTGGTAGTAGCGGCAGCACGAAGGTTCAGTCCACTCGCTATGACTTTCAGTTTGACACCTTTCGATGCTGTTTTGTCCGTTTCTATCCAGGCTTCCGACTTTATTGGTTTCGTCTGCGCGTAATTGTTTCCGTATTGCCGCTTACTCAAGTAGTTTCCGCTTCCGCCCTTCAACCAGATTGCAACGAATCCACGCAGTTTGCTTGGACGCGCCCACACTTTTGAGGGGGTGACGTAGCTGCTGGACGAGCCGCCGTCAAGATTGATTGCAAAATCGTACTTCTCATTGACGAACTTGTTTGCAACAACGTCCATGGGGACTTGCTTTTCGGTAACAATAATCCCAAGAGTCTTTCCACGCAGTCCCATCGCCGTCCGGGACTTGTTGCCCTCTAGCCCTCTGGGGACGTTAAAATCCTTCGTGCCGTTTTGAACCATAGCAGGGTAGCCACCAACTGCATCTGGTGATGTGACGGCTCCACGCGGTTCCTGAATGGGTGTTTTGTAGTCCTTGAAGCCAACGAACGGTTGCCACCCCTGATATTCCATGGTTCCCTTGTGCTTGACGCCAGAGGCCGGCGTGTATTTTCCGTAGTTGAACAGCTCGGCGTTGATAACGATGTCTGGATACCGGCCATTCCATTGTGCGCGAATTGCTACGCTGCCAGTCGTCTCGCCTCTTGCGTCGCTCATTTTGACATGTTCGATGCGGTCAATGCAGGAGAATGGGATTTCTGCAAAAATGCCGCCTTGGAACTCTGCGTAGGTCACAGACGTAGATTCCGGTTTTGACGGTGGTGTCACGCTCTGCGCTGTGTTTGTGACGAGTTCCCATTTCGGCCTTCCAACGCCGCCGATAGCCGAAGAATTGCGGAAATACCACTTCTTGAATACTCCCCCGCCATTCGCAATCACGACATTGCTTCCAGCTCCTGTGTTTCCTTCGATGGTATAGATTTTCGTGCTATCCACCTTGTATACAAGTCCGGTATGTGTCATGTTTCCGGGATTTCCGAAAAAAATCTGATCGCCCGGCTGCACATTCGCGAGAGTGACAGATTGACCGGCAGACCGGTAGTAGTTGTACGATGCCGTACATCCTGCGCCATACGCGCCCTTCGGTTGACATGTCATTTTCATGCCAATGTCGAATCCAAACGCCGTGATGAAGCACCAGTCAACGAACATATCACACCAAGCAAGCCCTTGTTTTGGAGCATGATACGTCCCCCATTTCGCATGATCGCGGGCGTATTTCGTGTAATTGTTCCAGCCGGCATTCGCCGTCTTATCGTCAAGCTGCGCATTCGAAGCTTTTTCCAAATACCCTTCTTCAGCCTCTGCTACGGAGATAAGTTTTTTTTGTGCATCCTGAATCGTCATTTTAACGTTCCTCCTTCCATACGGATGCAATGATTATTCTTGGTCATCGTGTGTTGGCTTGTTCTTGTCTTCGCTCTTTGCGCTTTGGTATCCAAAGTAGAACGTGAGTACCATAACGATGATAGAATAGAAATCTTTCGGTTCCACTCCGCCCTTGAGCGCCATTACGACGAATGCTGTGGTAAGCAAGATTGTAACGAGAGATTTGACCTTGAATAAGTTTTCGACGACAGTTTGCCACCAGTTGTTGTTCATAATAGTTTCCTTTCTCAGTCTTTAAGAACTGACTCAATAATTCGTGCCGTTGCGTCGAGGCCGTACTTGTCGGCCAGTTCCCGGACGAATTTTAATGCGTACTTGCTCCGGTTTTCGTTCTTTGCTTTCCAGAAGTAGAACGCAGTAGCACCACCGCATTCTACAATCCAACCACAAAGAACAGTTGCAGCAGCTGTTTTGTCTTCAACAGCCAAAAAGATGATTATGAAGACACCCAGCATCAGGTATGAGAAAATTAAGATTTTTTTGCTCCACTCCATGTCACGTCACCACTTCCCACTCGTCCACTTCCCTCTTGATCTTGTCGATGAATGAATTTCCCTTCAAGGCTTTATAGGCTTTGTACGAATACTCGAAGTTCTCGGCTTCATACTGCCGGATTTTCTGTGCATCCTTGTTCTTATAATAAGTGTGCAGCATATCCGCTCGAAGCTGACACTTCATCCCAGCTTTGACTGCGCTATCTCCCATGGCCCACTCTCGGATTGGCCGGACAAGAATCACCAGTACAGTGCCAATCGTAGTAATACCACCGAAGACGGTCACGATGTCTTTGAAAATATCCATTGTTTTTCTCCAATCGTTTTGTCTGTATAGGCAAAGAGAAAGAGAGCAGTGAACGCAGCCCTCTTTCGCTTCGCTCACAGCCCTCTTTGGCTCTTCCGCACCGCTCTTTCGGTGCAGGAAATGATTCTGTTTTATTTTGCAATGGGGGGTGGAATCCACTTGCCGCAGAAGAAGTGGATGCAGGCGCTGATTCCGTATGTGGATTCAATGGAGGATTTGCACGTTTTTGTTTCGCTGCTGTTGGCATCGAGCATTCTGCGAATCAACCATCTGTTAATCATCGTCTATGTCCTTTCTTGTCGAGCGTCTTTTGACGCTATCAATTTGTCGGCTTGTCTTCTTGAACTGCGTTCCTTTGCAAAGCCAATACCGTTTTGTTTCCCCAATTACATAGAATGTTTCTCCTGTTTTGAGTCTAAGCACGAGCTGTGAATATTTTTTCTCCCCCATCTGTATGCACCTCCCTTCTCATTCCGGCCAACTTGTAATCGTCGCGTTTGGGAAATCTACAACCGATACTGCGTTAATGGTCATTGTTCCATTGGTTGCAAGTGGCCGAGTGTAGCCTTGAATCAGATGTCGTTCGACCGGAGAACCGGGTTTGTCTGTCCGGACGATTTCAACAAGGTTATTCTCCGAGATGTGCATCATCTGTATGCAAGAAATTGATACTGCCTTTTGTAAAACTGTCGCACGTTTCAGTTTCCACTCTGCCAAGTCACGGCACTGCGTTGTTGTGTAATACCCGGAAGCGGTTTCTCTGTACGTCTTTCTGCCTATGATATTAACGTTTGTATCACTCGCTGGGTCGAGATTCTGCGCACGGCCGGCAGCTTGCGGATTGTCATCTTGCTTTTCTCCGAGAACAATATAGTCGTTGAACACTTCGGTGTTTTTTATCGTGTATGTTGTTCCAAGAAGTTGTGCTTCATCTTGTGAAAACCTCCACAAAACAGGCTTGTTTGCATCCACAATATCATCTTGCGATGGGTCAATGCGGAGTGCTCCCGTTTGGTCATAACCAATCCAAGCGTTCACCATTTCTGAAAGCCCAAGGCATACGTCAGCGAACGTACCATCGTCACTGTCTACCCGGAGCGTATAGGGGGAATCCGTCAAGTTTGCTGTCGTCCCGTCCGGCAATGCTTGCGTTTTCCCTTTGTAATAGCTGGTAAATACGGGCGGAACGTGGTCAACCAGATATCCGTTTCCCCTATCAAACCGCAAGATGGCTTCTATCGGCTTAAAGATATTTGTCCCAACTGGAACCTCGTATGTCGATTCAAGCCTTCCAAACAAGCTTCCATCAAGGTATGCCCATTTATCAACCAGCGGAAGAGAAACCGTCCGGATATTTGGGTTGAGCGTTTCCTGCGGCTCCGCAATATAAAACACCCCCTGCTGGATGTAATACTCATATCCGCTGGAAAGCACAAGTCCTTCGTCAATGGCGATTTGCTGCCCGAACCAGATGTTATTGACGTTGTAATCATATTCAGCGTCAACGTTGGAGAGCGTAACGTTTGCCGTTCTGCGTTGTCCATTCTGCAAATTACATGTGATGGTTCCGCCTTGGATAAACGTTCCACTTCGTTTGTTTTTTGGATTATTATCGATTGCAAACGCCGTGCTTCCGTCCGGTTGCAGGAAACGAAGTCTGCACAGTTTTGTAAATGATGTGCGGAGTTGGCTCATGTAGTCATTCATGCGCCATGAAGATTCCATCATTGAACCCGGTTGAATGAACTGCTGTGGACCCCATGTTGGGTATAGCGTAACTGCTGCATCCTCCGTATACAATCCACCGAGAGCATATACAGCTACCCCGCCTGCAGAAGTGGCCCATGCAGATTGCGCGTATCCAACTTTTGTGAAAAGTGCTCCTTCCAGAGAAAGAGGAACGCCTTTCACTTTTGTTGCTGTTAGCACTGAACCGGTTCCATCGTTTCCGGGAGAATACGTTATGGGATACGTTTCCGACGGGTCTATCGTATTTTCTTTCCAGAACGGGTATAGCGTGATATCGGCATCTTGTGTGTACTGGCCGCCAAGCGCGTATGATTTTGCTCCGCCGTCCAAAGTAGACCAACCGGTTTGTGTGTATCCTTCCCGCGTAAAGATTGCACCTTTTAGTGTAACCGCTGTACCGGCAGTTTTTTGTTGGATTTGGTTTTCTCCGGTTCCGTTGGCTCCATGCAGATATGATATGGTGAACGTTGTTCCGGCACGTTTTGTGGCCTTCGCCGTAAGCGTTATGGGGGCTGTGAGGTCTGAGAGTGTGAAAGTTTGGGCACTCGATACCTTTTGCCCAATGCTGTCATACCATCCATCAAATTCGATTGTGTATCCGGATTCGACCGCCAGTTCGCAAGTTATTGTTGAACTCAGCTGAGTTGTTCCGTCATATAAAATATACGGTAATCCGAGAACCTCCGTTCGCACAGACGCAACATTATCGCCAGCGTAGATGACAATCGCATACTTATACCACTCTGCATACATTGTCCAATCTGAAGTTTGAACGTTAAATGGGCTTCCAGGAGCATATCCCATTACGTTGCCTGTGATGGGGTCAACTGTAAACCATACGAACGCTGTATAACCATCACGCGTTGGAACCAACTCGCTCAAGGTTACTTCTTCGTAATCATATGCAGTTTGTGTAGCCGGCGTAGGATATCCGCCATTAGCGTTATATGTGACAGTATGCCGCTGTAGTGGTTCCCACTGGGCTATAGCTCTGACATCCGCATTGCCAACTTGAATTGTACCGCCCGGCTCTACATATCCAAGTGAAGTACCGCTTTCCTGAAAGATTTCCCAATTCACGAATCGGTAGCCTGTCAACCCTGGGGTTTGTGTCGTAACGGTAATATAAGGCCCGTTCACGTCATAGGGGAATTTTTCTCTTAGCCACAGTGTTGACCCAGTGCTTGTCCTGTAGTAGCTAAGTGTATAGGTGGTTTCTTGCCACACACAATACAGGTTCCAGTTTTGGTACATCCGAATACCCATTCCAACGTTAAACTGCGCTGACGTGGAATCCGGGTTAGTGCTATAGCCAAGGAGTTTGCTGGAATACTTCTCAAAGCCGCCCGACGGAAGTGTGTAAAAACTGTCATAAGCAGCCGTATCATAAAGATAGCCAGACCCGCCGTTTGCGTCTATCGTGATTTCGTAACCAGAATTAATAGAAAGCGGCCCAAAATAGGTGGAGTTTAAAACGTCAGTCGCATAGACCTGATACGCTTTGCCTCCAAGCTCAAGGCCATTGAATGTAACCTCAAAGTTATTGTATACATCAGTCGAGGTTAAAGTGGAAATGTTAACACCGCCAAACCTGAGTTCGTAAAGGTATTCATTTGCATCTGGCATCCCGCCAGTGACATTGACTGTTACAGACTGCGCTTCAAGAGCTATAATGTTTATCGCCATAGGTGAACTCACCTCCCCTATTAGTTAGGCCAAGCTCCATCGCTTTCCGTGATGATGATTCTTGCTTCAGACGCGTCCCCAATTTCTACCCACGGGATTTTAACGGTTTGCGCCTGCGCCGCAGAATTATCCATCGTTCCGGACTCGATTGCTCCGCTGATTCTGATCTTCATCAAATCGCCTTTTCTGCTTTTCAGAAATAGCGTATTCTGCGTGATAGACAAGTCCATGATTTCGTTTCTTTCCGAAACAGTGTCGGAATATACGCCATTAGAAATCGTACCAATCAAGCTGCTCAACGTTCCAGTTTTGTAGTTGAACGGGGATGGTTGAACAGTTGGGTATCTTGTGAAGTTCTGTAAAATCTGCGGTGCATTGTTGTTACTGATATCCCCGCTGAACAAGTTCTTTCCGAACGCAAATATTTTTTGTGGGTGATAGACTCCATCTGAATCTTCCGTACAGGATAGAATTGCCCAGTTCCACACGCATATCTGCGTAACGTCGCTCGTAATTGCAGAAGACTGGTCAAAATCTGAGAGTCCGAAAGCCGTGTACCGATATTGAACTCCATTCCTTGCGCTTGCATCAATAAACGAATGAACATCCGTCGCACTTGAGTTAAAGATATGCTCTGTAATGGATGCATCGGTTTGATTTCGGTATACAGAAAGCTGCGTAAAGTAGCTTTGCCCAAATGTGTCACCGTTCAAATCAGATGTGAAATCGGCATAGAATTGCCTTGGAATGTCATAGGGATGATATGGGTTTGACCAATTTTCAAACTTACGCTTTGTTTCTTCGCTCATGTGTCCATTGCTCGCGAAAATATAGTCAATGTTCACGGCTCCACCAGCGGTGATCGACGTTACTTCTGCGATTGGAGCGATATTCACGGATGACGCATTAGCCGTTGTTTTGCCGTCGGTTGTCCATGAAAGGCCAATAACATTTTGCTCTCCGTCAATGATGAAGGCCCATTGCTGCATATACGGAATTGACGCAATGTTCTGACTTCCACCATTCGTAAGGATATCCACCGTAGCTGTTACAGATCCGGAAAGCATGACATCAGACGTATTGCCGATGGCGAGGAATTTCCCTCCTCCAAAGCAGCACGCACTATATTCCCATGTGGTAGAATCCACGATGACATCCCATGTGTGTCCATCCACCGATTTGACAACACCTGCGGCCGTAGTAGCAATAAATCTACCATCACCGAAGCACGTTCCAAGTCCCTCTGTCCGCCCGGAAGGAATACTTGCGGTTGACCACGTTTTACCATCGGAACTATAAACACTGTAAGAGAATAGTCCTGATGCGATAAAAACTCCGTTTCCAAACGCTACACTGCGCCACGAACCTTGAGGCATGGGCGTATAGCTCCAATTTAATCCATCGTAGGAGTACACAGCATAGTTGGGCTTTACGCAAACATACATTCCGTTTCCGTATGTGATCGACGTAATCATGTATACATCACCAGATGGAACGTTGCATTTTTCCCATGTAGCACCATCGGAAGACCGGTATATACCCATGCCGACTGCGTAGAACTTGCCGTTCAAGAACCGCACACATTGAAAGGTATTCCCTGTGGAAGATGTGGTAGTCCAGTTTATTGCATCTGTAGACGTTGCAAAGTAGTCCTGACCGGTTGCTAAGAAAATGCCATTTCCGTAACAAACGCTATACCAGCGCGTTACACTTTCATGGATTGCGGAAGCTGCCCAGTTTTCTCCCGTTATAGAGTAAGCTGCCATATTGCTGTCTGTTGCGACCGCGACGTATTTTCCATCCCCGTAACATACATCTCTCCAATTTGACTTGCTTGGCATGATGTTTGCAAGCGCATTGAATTCCACGTTTGATGTTACGTTGGTCGTGAGCACCGCCTCTTGTGTTACAAGTTCATTCCTACCAGCGTAGACGGCCGTTGCTCCAGAATTCTCCCCTTCTCCAACAAGAAAAACACAGTTTGATCCTTCAAATAAGAATGCGTTGTTTAATGACGTACCCAACGGGAAAACACTCCACGTTTTTCCGTAATCAGAACTGTACGCGTAGTTTCCGGTTCCATTTCCTGTTGCATACAAGTGTCCGATTGGGTCGCCACAGATAGACCTAGTTCCATTTTCAAACTCGGATATATACGAAAGTATATTCCACTGAGTCCCATCTGAGCTGGAAAGTATACTGTTATCATCCAATCGTGCCGCGTAAAACTTCCCATTGAAGAATGTAATAGAACTGAGTGAACCATGCCCTGACGTTGAAAGAGTCCATGTCTTTCCGTCAGACGAAGCGTATAAATTGCCTGTTTCAGTCCCGACTACATATTTAGGCGTTCCATCAACTTCTCCAAACGCAATCGCAGTTGGAGTACCGCTAAATGGAGCGGTTGATTGTACCCAATCAGTTCCATCAGATGTGTTTCGTGTATAAACGGTGCCCTCACCTGCCGCAACAAATAGATGATTACCGAAGCAAACTGCGGAAAGTCCAACAGATGCTGTTGATATAAACCATACGTTTTCGCTGTTTGTATAGGCTATTTTCTTATTGCCCCTTGATACAGCAGCATATTTGGAATCTCCGTATGCAAGTCCACACCAATCGGAGTTCGTTCCGCTTAGAACATTTCCGGAGTAAAACCATGTTTGCAAATTGTTGCTGTACCATTTACGGCCATCTCGCAAGACAATTACATAGGCCTGCGTCGATTCACCAGTAAAGACACATGCTGCACCATATGTTCCAAAAGGATAGCCGCTTGGGCTGTCAGTAACTTTTATCGGGCTGAATCCATTGACCGACGCTTTGCACTTGAGAGAAAGGACATTTCCTTCTGGCAATCCTTTCCCACACCAGCAGATGTCGAACGGCTGCTTTATCGAAAGTGGCGTACCATCTTCAACAGACCACTCTACGTTCGAGTTTTCATCAGACGGTATCGTAAGGTAGCTGTCAGAAATCTTGACACCCGTATTTGCGATTCCCGGAACATACTTGATTTCCGGAAGCTTTACAGTGATTCCATTCCCACGCGTCGATTGGCAAACGGTCAGGTTTGCTTGGATTGGATTGACCGTATATTGAACAGAAACGTAGGCAAAGCTGGATGTTTCAACCCCGTTTTCTGTTTGAACAAGGCACTCTATCAGATATGTGCGTCCATTCAAAAAACCATCGTATGGGAACGTGAGTTCAGCAGTACCATAAATTCTTCCTGTGTCTTCGAGAATGATTTCTTCTTTTCCGTCACTGGACGAAATCTTCCATCTACACCAGTTGAGTGCATCACCCTGCTCTTGAATATAAGATGCAGTAAAAGTAAATGAGCGTGACTTCAACGGTGCCGGTATCGTGCCGATGGCAAGTGTTGGGTTACTCCTTGCACGAAACACACTTGCGCTGGATTGCGTTACGGAATCGTTTTCGTTCCACCATTGCTGAATGACGATTTTGTAGTCGCGTCCGTTTTCAATCTTCGCAAGCGAAAGTTGCTCATGATAGATGGTGTAGTTGAACATCTGCACATTTCCGGCATAATCTACTCCATAGAACGGGCATCCATACGTCAGTTTTCCGGTAGAAAACAGCTGCGTAGATATTGCGTTGTTCGCATAAATGGTGATTTGGAATGCGGTCATAGGCGAATTCCCATTGACCTGCCAACTCACCGTAAGACTGTTGTTTGCATCGATTACACCATTGCCAAGTGCCCCAGCCATGCTGGGAGAAATATTTGTCGGCTGATATAACATTTTGATTCCTCCGTTTGTTCGTGTTAGGAGAAGTTTCCAAGATTGTGTGCGATGTCTGCAAATTGTTTCAACGTCATTCCGCTTGCCTGTGGTTCGTTGATTGTAATGCCGTTGAATTTATACACGTTGCCATTGTTCTGGGTTCCAATGCTGTGGTTATCATACGAAGCGTTGTGAACGGCATTTGCGTCAACGCCATTGCTTGACATCATCCATCTGATACTATCCATGTTCTGACTGAAGTTTCTGTCCTCAACAGGCGTCAGTACACGTTTTTTCAGCATAGTTGTCACATCCGGCGGCGTGATTCCTTCGTCCTGCATAGTAGCCTTGATTCCGCCCATACCGTGCAGGATACCGCCCCTGTCGTATACCGTATAACCGATGCCGTACTTGTCGGTAATGGACGTCGTTCCGTCTGCATTCTTGACCCAGTACGAACCGTCACCGCCTCGCATCGTTGCGCCGGCAGGTTCGTTATTCAGGAAGTTCAGACCGTTGGAACTGGATATTTTGTAGTTATCGCCGTTTCCATCATTCCGGATTGCCCAAACGGTTCCGCTGTACTTTTGACCGCTGGATGAGCTGCTGCCGGAATTGCCAGAGCTTCCGTCTGGATATACAGTGTAAGAAATGCCGTCCTTATCAACGATTGTGACTGTCCCATCTGCGTTCTTTGTCCACTTGGAGCCATCGCCGCCTGTCATTGTAGAACCGGCAGGCTTATTGTTGATGAAATCCAAGCCCTTATCGCTGCCGATTTCGTACTTATCACCACTCTTGGAGATACCGTACATTTTCTTGGCAGTTTCGTTTACGGCAGCGGAAAGCTGCGACACGTCGAATCCGAACTGTTTGAAAAGCTCTGCGTTTTCCTGAATGATTTGACGAAGCTCTGGCGTGGCATTTTTCCAGATATCCTGCAAGATCTCGCCAATGCCGCGTGTCTTCTCCTTGATGGATTTCAAAAAATCTTTGTAGGCCGTTTCCAGATCGTCATACCGCTCGTTGATCGTTTTCTTCTGCGCTTCCAGTTCGGCCAGTGCGGCCTCATAAGCCATGTTCGCCTTGAAGTCCTCAAGGTCTTTCTTGGCCTCGTCCAAGGCTTCCTGTGCGCTGTCAACCTCCTTCTGATCAGCCACCCACTCCCATTGACCGGTGCGGGCATTATACTGCCGAACGGTACGTTCATTCTGCGCATCTGCAAGCTTGGCCTGCGCCTGTTGGACAGCAAGGATTTTTTCTTCGAGATCAAGCTGTTCATCACGCGTTTCCTTCTGCTGCTTGAGCGCATCGATCTGCGCGTCAATGGCATCGAGTTCGTTCTGCCGTTGATCTGAAAGATCGGAAAGCTTATCCGACATAACGCCTTGCAGTTCATTCAGAAGATCGTCTGTGTTCTTGAGTGTCCCGTTTATTTTCTCCTGCCACTCCCACCATTCGGCAGAAAGCGCGTTGATGTCTGCTTGGCTGCCGCCGATGGAACGCAGATACTGTGCCTGCGCATGAAGTGCCTGCTGGATCTGCCGAATCTTATCCTTCTGCGAATCCTCGCTGGCATTCTGCTTTTCCAGCAAAGTCAGTTCGGATTTCAGCAACTCGACCTTCTGCTTGTGCGCTTCAAGGTTTGCATCGGAGGAGCTGCTGCCACCACCGGAAGAAGTCTTTGTTTCCGGGATTTTCGAGGCGAGAGAATTCCAATAGTCAATCAGTGCTTGATCATTGTTTTTGGCTTTTTCCGCCTGACTCTTAACGTATCGCTGCGCTTCTGCCGCAGACATACCGTATTTTTTCTGGGCTTCTTCCGCAGTCAGTCCCGCGTCTCGGCCGATGTTGTTCAGGCTAATGCCGGCAATCGCAGATTGCGTAACCCCTGCTTGCAATGCAAGGGTTTGAAGGGCGGCGATTTTGTCTGAAACAGACAGCGCAGTGTTGTTGAAGATAATCATCTGTGCAACAACACCATCTATAGCATTGTCTGTTACGCCGGACTGCTTCGCTGCATTTTTCAGACCGGTGACGAAACTCCCCATTGCTCCACTGGACTTCTTTGTGACACCGATGAGGTCATTCGTTGCGTCAACATCGTCTAAAATTGTTTCTACGAGGTCACGCAGTTTTTTCTCTGATACATCGAGTTTGCCGTTTTCGTCTGTCAGCGCATTTACGTATTGATCGCTCATGGAAATCAGCGACTTCATTGTAGATGCAGAGACTCGGCCATTTTGCTGATACTCGGCGAGAGCCTGAGACGCAGTCGTCAGGTCGCTTTCCTGCTGTTTCAGCGTCTTTGCGTACTCTTGGAGCGTTTCTACGGCTGTTTTTTCGCTTTCCGATGCACTGTCTAGCGCGTCTTCGTAATCATTGACAGCTTCTTCGGATTTCAGGTAACTGTCAAGCGTTCCGTCTAGTGCGGCCTTGTGCGCACCTTCCAAGTAAGTTTGATCTTCAACAGCTTTGTTGTATTCTTCAACGGCTTGCTTATATGCTGAAATTACTCTTTCGGCTTCCTTGTACGCGATAGATGATGTATCCCCCTCGTCAATCATCTTATTTCGCTCATCAATCCAGCCTTGGTAGTCAGCAAGAATAGAGGATGGGTCTTTTAAGTTCGCAGCATCTGCAAACATTGAACCCCATGCTTTTTCGGCTGCAGTTCTAAGACCTTTTTCGGCTGCAGCTGTTGCGGATTTCGCGTCATACAGCGCGCTCTCGATTTTTGCCGCCGTAGCTTCCTTGTACGCGCCGCTTAACCCTCCAAGTTCTTTTTTGAGATCATATACGCTGCTCTTTTCGATTCCGAGTTTGTCAATCAGTCTATCAGATGCATCGATGAACTCGGTCTTTGAACCCGTTCCATCTTCAACCGCTTTTCGGAGGTCTTCATAATTCTGATATAAAGATACGATTTCTTTTGCTTCTGTCGTTGAGGCTTCGCCTGCGTCGATAGCTGCCTGTCGTGTTTCTTCCTGTGCAGCTTTGATTTTGTTATAGGCCACAGTGACGATTGCAATAACCGCTGTCAGAGCGCCCATTGCTGCCTGCATCGCACTTACAGATGTAACAGTGGCATCAGTAACTAGTTTATAGGCCGTCGTGTTGGTAGTAAGCAGTACGAATTTTTGAGCCAGAGCTGAAATTCCTGCTCCAAACTTTGAGAACGTTGAGATGATTGACGGCATCTTTATCGTTGCCAAGATACCGGCAACAATAAGAATTGCGTTTCCGAGATTCCCGAATCCTTCAATGAGCCAAGTGAGCATGTCAAGCAGCCCCTTTGCCCATTTCGTATCAACAGTATCGGCGATGAACTTCGTCCATGTGTTATTGAGGATTTTTGCCTTGGCATCCCAGCTCGTCAGCATAATGTCGACTTCCTTGTCGGCACTGCCGGCGGAGTTCGCTACCTTGTCCAGCATTGCGGCGTACATATCATAGTTCTTGATGAGCGCGTCAAGCTGGTTTGTACGGAGTTTGCCGCCAAGTTTGGATTCCAATTCAGCCAATTCTGCTTGGGAAAGAAGGCCGTCCTTATATGCTTGAGAAAGAGCCGCAATGGCTTTCATTGGGTCAACGATTTTGCCAGATGCCTGCGCGGCTTTCATCGCGTCTTCTGCGTAAATCCAGAGTGCGTCGTTTAGACTTTCGATTTCTTCCTTCGTCCACGCAACGCCGTCTTCGATTTCCGTTTCGGTATCTCCGATGATATTCAGAATCAGTGCGCGGAGAGCGGTAGCTGCCTTCGTACCGGATTCCTGCGTGACCGCAGTAATTGTACCGAGTGCCGCCATCAGTTCATCAATGGACATATTCGCCATCGATGCAACGTTCGCAACAATCGGGAAACCTTCTGCCATCTTCTGAATAGAAGTGGCATAGTTGTTTTCGATCTCATTAGCCTTGTCGAGAACGGTATTGAGTGCAGTAACATTGCCTTCAAATTTGAAAGCAGCATCAGCGGAAAGGATGAATTGGTTCGCAATACTGGAAGTCACATCGCCGACAAGCTGCGTCTTCGTCGCAAGCTCGGCCATGTCTTCCGACATATCCTTATAGCCGGCTTTGGCAAACGTTCCGACGGATTCCAGATAGTCTGTGACCGCAACGCCGTACTTGGATGCAGCTTCGTATGCCGTGTCGCCCAGCTTCTCCATCTCGGCGGCAGTGTTTCCCGTGACCTTCTGGATAGCCGTCATTTCGGTATCGACCTGTTTCATCGTATCGATAGCTTCAGTAAACGACCGCTTTACCTTTGCAACAGCCGCATTTACGACCTGCCAGACGGTGATTTTACCGACAATGTGGCTGAACGTGTCACCAAGAACATTGGTGGAGTTTGTGAGCTTATCCGTCTCGTTGCGGGTCTGCGCGTAGTTTGCACGAAGGTTTTTCAGCGAGCCAGAAGCGTCCTTTACGCCAGCGACAAATTCCTTATCGCTGATAGCACCGCTTTTCCAGCTGCTATACAGATTTTCGAGTGCAGCACTCGCCTGTTTTGCATCGGCTTCTATTTCAGAGAATGTACCGGTTGGATATTTCTCTGCTGCGGATTTCATCTGCAAGCCGAGGTCGGCGAAGCCTTTGCGGAGTGTATCGACCTTGGATGCAGCGTTCTCGGTTTCTTTTGCCTGTTCCTTCGCGGCCTTTTCTGCCTTTTCAGCGGCCTTTTTTGCCGCTTTCGCCATTTCGTCGTAGTTGGTGGTAGCTTTCGTCTGAACCGTCGTGTACTGCTGCGTTTCTTCGTCCAGAGTCCGAATAATCTCAGTAGTCCGGCCTAGTCCCTCGTTGACGGTTTCAATCGTTCGGGTCGGTGCTCCGTCCGCCGCGCCTGCCCATATACGCGTGAATTTTCCACTCAGCCCATCAACATTTTGCGTGATGGCCTGCACGGAGCTATTAAAACGGTTAATTGCGTCCAAGCCAGAGGAATCAACGGTGAAATTCAGTTTCTGAGCCTTCAAGTTATTTACGTCCTTAATCAGCGAATCAAGCTGCGTCCGAACGACTTCTACTTGAAGTTGAACCTTTTCAAAATCTGCCATTGTATCTTCCTCCTGTTACTTCGGGTCAAATCCATCTTCTTTAAGCTGATATCGGAGCGCGTCAGACATTAAGTTTTCACGCATCACAATTCGTTGGGCTTCTTCATGGAAAGGACGCGCCTGCTTTGATTTGTAGATCTTCGACTTCCTCCATTGATATCCCTTGCCACTTTCCACGACCGGCGCGATCAATCGCCCAGTATCATCATCCCGGCTCTTGTCCTGAACCTCCAACGTCATAGTCGATGGGTCGTATTTCGACTCCATAACGCTCCAATCTTGGAGACCGCCCGGTTTTCCAACTTCGTCACGACGCACATACGGCATGTAGTCGCCTCGCTCATAAGCGTCATAGACTTCCGTCTGCACAGCCCCGACGATTGCGGCCTTTACGCTATCCGTTACAGGCCCTTCCATCGCCTTGCGGATGGACTCATCGAGTGCCGTGTTGAACCTGTTCACAAAACTTTCAATCGACATATCTGCCTCCTGAATGTGAAAAATGCGCCAATCCGCCATGTTCTAAATGATGGACTCGCGCATTTCCCGGAGAGGATTTCTCCCCTCCGGGACGCAGTTTTTTAGGTCGAAGTAACTTCAACTTCGCAGGTGTCCTTGAATGTGGTTTCACCTGCCGCATAGCTGACTTCAATGGTGAAATCGCCAGCGGTCGTGCCTGCGGTAATCAGGCCGGTCTTCTCGCCGACAGTAGTACCGGACGGAGCACCGGTCGCGGTATAGGTGAACGTCGCAGCATCGCCCTTGACCAGTTCGCCGTTCTTCATGGCAATGCGCGGCTGCATCTGATAGGTGCTGGACGCCTTGAGGGAAATGCCGCCGATGCTGGCAACGATACCCTCGATTTCCTCAACACCGGAGCCGCACGGCTGGTAGATGTAGTACGCAAGGTCGCTGCCTGCACCCGTGCATTCGTCGCAGCCATCGGTGATAACGTCGGGGTCATACGCGATTGCCTGACCAGACAGGGACGTGGTATCGTTGCTGGTCTGGTCGCCGGTAACACCGCCGTTCGCACCAAACTTCAGAGACGGAATGATGATGTAGAGCGTGCCGACGCGAGTGCCCTCGTTCTGTGCGGAACCGGAAGCAGTGGAGAAGACCGCAACGGTTGCGATGAAATGAACGACCTTCGGGTCCATTGCCGTGGTGATGGTTGCGATCTGTGCAGTGGCCTTGTTGACGAAGTAGAAGACCTTGTAAGTCTTGCCGGACGTCGCGGTAAATCCAGTGACTGCACCGGTAGTCGGGTTCAGGTCGTAAGAAACGCCGCCGGTCGCAATCGGAGAAGCAGCATTGACCTCTTGTACATAGCAGAAGATCTTGGAGAAGCCCTTCTGTGCGACAGGCGTGCCCTCGGTGATGTCGATGGAAAGCGCCGTTCCGTTCGCAGTAACGGTCTGGCAAACCATGACTGGCGCGTTGTGGCGGAGCATTGCGCCCATCTGCGCGGCCTTCGCCCACAGGTTGAAGTCGGCTGCCGTGAACTCGACGTTAACGGAAGCGTCAGACGGGAGCGTGGTAGCAATAGCGTTGCCGAGACCGGCGCGGATTTCACCAATGGTGACGCTCGGCGTGACATTGCCAGTCTGGAACTTGTTGGAGAAGTAGAGAATCTGACCGGTCGTCTTGTCGGTGCAGATCGCTTCGCCGATGCCCTTTGCATAAAGGCGGGAGTCAGTAAATCGAATCATTCTTTTGTCACTCCTTTGTGTGTGTTTCAAAAAGATGTTTGTGTGTGTTATGTGGTCTGGTTTCCTGCATTTTGGACAGCCCGCATACCAGCGCCGCCGGCGAACGTTGACATATCAATGAGTCCGCCGCAATAGTCGATCTCGCGGTCATACAGAGGGCTTGGGTATGGGTTTCCATGCTTCCATTTCCCTCCCTGCGCCTCTGCGAAGCTACAGGTAATGTACCCAACGAGTCGTTGAACCGCATCTCGCCGCAGCAGAAGCTTCAAAATCGGCCATTCTTCCATGTCCGCTTCGTCGGCCCCCGAAAAAGTAGCGATTGTTGCTTTCAGCGTCTCTACGCGGTATTGCAGTTTCGGTGCGTTCATTTCTGCAAGGTCGCGTTCTGCCTGAACCAACTCAGGGTTAGCGTTCTCTGAAACAAGGTCAATGCCGTTCTGAGCCGCTAAAATTGGTCGCAGACGTTGGAATTGCATGGGGGTAATCCTTTTCACTTCCCCATTCACAAAAATAAGCACACTTTTCAGCCGTGTTGGGTCATTTGCTTGCAACTCAAGGTCTACAAGTTCTATCCGTTTTTCGGCTGATAGGCCGTTTCCTACTCGCATTGCGAGTAAAAGAAATAGAATGCACTTGTAGAAAAGCCCGCTTCCGGGCTGTCCGGTTTTTGCCGCGTCAAGTTCCAATGTGTAGTACGACTGCAAAAGAGGCTTTGAAAGCATCGTCACAGGGAGACTCTGCTGCATAAACTCGATTGCGGGTCGTGCTGTTGTGAATTCATCAATGTCCTTGACTTGGATTGGATATAGGGTCAAGCCTTCGGTTTCGATAGGTTCAAACCGCCGAACAGCTTTTGCCATTTCAAGAGAAAGGTCTTGCATTTTTTATTTCCTCGCCTTTCTGATTGCCGTGTTAAGCAAAAAAGAGGGCTACCGGCACAATCTAATGTGTCGGTAGCCCTCTTCGGCTCTTCCGCGCCGCTCTTTCGGCGCAGGTCAAATATTTTTCTATTCAGGTATATCCATTTCGGAGTCACACCACTCCACGCTCATGTGCGGCATGCGGCCAATATGATTTCCGTAGTCGAATATACTCTTGCTTCCATTGTCGGTGTGTGCGTACCGGTCGAAGTCAATGACACCGATTCCGGTGATGTTCACTCCGTGAAGTGCTTCGATGATGCACTGCTCGATACTGTAGGCTCTGGAATATGCGTCTGTCCGCGTGGTGTTCTCCATGTTGACGTTTACAAGGATTTCAAACTGCAAACCGAGAACCGTATGGAAATTGTCTTTTGCAATGGTTCTTCCCATATAGAGTTTCAGTATCGTGTCCGCTTCTGTATCGCTCTGCCCCCAAACTCTTTGTGGGTATATGCGGTATCCCTTCGGGTGCCGTTTCTTGTCTTCCGCTGCGTTCAGAACTGGATTATCCCCGTCAAAAAGCATGGACAGCTTTTCTTGCGGAGTTGGAAGCGGGTTTGCAAGCGGATTCGCACCATCGTACCAGAGATATTTCATCAGCCGGACACGGGCGTGGTCGTTGTCATCCTTTGGCATATAACCGGGCAAAGGCAAGTCCATCAGATATTTCAGTATCTTAATTGGGATTTCCTCTGTTCCACGCAGCCGGGTGTATCCGGATTGAACTCTCTCATAAGGGTAAGAGTCTGCGTTTACCGATACCGCCATATCAGGCTTCCTCCTGCTGTTTCTGCCTCGTTTCCATGTAGTCGGCGAATGCCTTCTGTGCGTCTTTTAGCTCGTTCAGTGCGCCGCTGACCGCCTCTGGTGTGGTCTGCTGCTGCAATGCCATGATGATGCGCGTGACTGGTTCATTCATGACCTGCGTCAGTCCGTAGATTTCGGTGTTCAGACGCTTTTCAAGGTCACGCATATCCGAAATCGCGTCAAACGCCTTGTCCCTGACTTCGCCGTCGCAGCGTTTCAGACGTTCCATTTGGTTCATAATATGGCTTGATGCGAATCGGTCATATTCTGGTTCTGTCATAAGCCACTGATTCTTCTCGAACTCATATGGTTCACCAAAATAGAGCTTTGCATATGCCGCCATAAGGACGCGGCTCTTGATCGCCGTGTTTTCCTTGTACATGGGAGGCATGGGAACGCTGTCCAGCCCCTTATCGATTTTCAGTTCTATGCGGTCAAAGCACAAGTCTGCCGCTTCCTTAACGAACTGCATTTTCTCGCGCAGCGGCACATAGTCCGGCATCTGCATGAGATTTTCCTTTGTGATTTGAATTCTGTCCATACTTTTCACAACTCCTTCCAGATCGTATGGTTTCAGTGAGTGTACGCTAGGTTTTGATTTTACAGTGGGAAGATTCGGCAGAAACTTCCCACTTTTTTGTTCTGCCACACAGATACTGATGGGCGCACCAGTCGTGTCGAGCCTTCTTCTCCGTCAGATACCGGCAATGCAGGCTGACATCGCCGTTCTTGCGGTAGGCATATTCGCACGTTTTTTCCATGCTATTGCTCCTTTAGCCGTTTACGGCAGTTTTCCGTCACGCATAAGCAGCCCGCCATCTGCTGTTAAAAGCTCATATATCGTTTCCATCCTTTTTATTCTTGACATTATACCTGTTCCTGCCAACCAGCCGGATATGCCGATGGTGAATATACATTCGCGTCAATCAAACTAATGTAATGCTTTCCATTGAACGTCACTTTGTCGCCCTTTTTGTAAGCATCATGTGCACCAGTAGGTTGCACAAATTCTGGCCATTCATCCAACGAGACGACCACAAATAGTGCAGGTGTCATATCAGGTGTCCAATCCGCTTGTGCAGTATGCGCCTGAACCACGCGATATAATACGCCATGATATTGCAGTCGTTCATCTACTGCATAAGCATGTCCTACTACCCACTGTGGGAATAGCTCTACTGCTTGCAGCGCATCCTCATCAGGTAAGCTGATCGACGCTTTTTCAATATACGGACGCAATGCTCTGGCTCTTTCTATGTACCTCATCAATCTGTCTCCCCAAGTAAAATTTTCGCTGCTGTTTCTGCATCTGTGAGTGGTAGCGCCGCGCCCATTTCCTCATAGCTGCCCTCCGGCTCTGTGCCTTTCAGTATGTAACCAGCGAGATGAAACACCATGTCAGAAAGTACCTGATGCTCAGCCCCTTCTTTATCCGTAATAGTCACAGCCATCTTCGCACAAAAGCCCTCGGCCTCGGCTTCCTTACACGGTATATAACAGCCGTTGCCGTGTAGTCGAATGGGCATAATACTGTCTGCATACCCGGCAAATATACCGTCCTGTTTTACTGCATACATGGTGTCCCTCCAAATTTCTCTTGATAAATTTTCTCTAATCGCTCTGTGCTTGCGGTACGCAGCCGGTTTTTCCAGTACCCGTTTTCCTGCCCCGGCCATTTTTCATCCGTAAAGTCTTCACCG